TTTGCCACGATTTCTTTGTTCCTAGGCTCGTTGTCGAATACTAACGCAACCTTGGACTTGTCCAATACGTTGGTAATTGATTCTAGGTTGGAGTCTGCTGTTGCTACGGCATTCTCCAAGAACATGGAATCAATAGGACCTTCTACAACATATATTAATTTATCTTCATCTATTCTGTCAAGCCCATAAATCTTTTTATTGTCATCATGTAGCTTCAATGTTATGTATCTAAGCTTGGATTCGCCTAACGCTCTCCCCTGTAGTGCAACCAGGTTCTTCTCTTTATCATAAAACGGTATGACGAGCCGGCTGTCCTTCTCTTTAAGACCTGCGTTCTCAATCCCAAGATTTTGTATGAAGGCTGCGAAATCTTCCGCATAGTATAATTGCGACCAAAAGGTCTCCGGAATCCTGCGTTGCTGAACATACATCTTAGCATAATGCGCCTCTGGTAAATTGTCGATTGATGGAAGTTCCAAGGACTTTTTAAACTTCGGCGTTTCTTGCTTATACTCCTCGAAATCTGGCTTCGGGTAGTTGTTATTTCCTGTTTCTCCATTTTTATATCTTTCAAGTTGATACTCTTGTAATAGATTTGGATCCACTTGTTTCAGAAAATTATAGAAAGTGGTGGATACGCCACAATTATGGCACATATAGAAGTAGTCATTCTTCTTACGAAAAATGTAACCACGGGACTTTAGTTTATTTTTTTGTGAGTCGCCACAAAGCGGACACCGAAAATTATAGAGGTCGTCCTTTTTCTTGGCGAACCTCTGTAATTTAGGTGAAACTTGTAACAGGAAAGACCTGTCAATAAAAACGCTCATAATATATCAATTCAAATGGTAAAAATTTATTTAGCTAGATGTAGTATTGTATCAATATTCATCTTAGAAAACAACCATGTAATAACAAGTATACCACCAACAATTGTCCATTTCCACTTATTAATCTGCTCATATTGAGATTTTGATGTTTCGGCATGTTTGGACATGGTATCTTTAAGACCTTTTATCTCATTCATTATTCGATTTTCAGATTCATCTAATTTTTCCAATACCGTATCAACCCGTGAGTGTATTTCGGAGATTTCGATATCTTTTTCTTTTCTTTGGTTATCCATTGTATCGTATACTTTATTAATGTGCCGGTCGTGCTGGTCTACCAGTTTTTCGATAACCTGGTCCATTTTATTACAAAGAGCAGATAAAGTCAACACTTGAGTCTTTAATATACCAACATCAACTTTAATTTCTGAAATTTCTTCTGCCATTATTTTTTCTTATCTGGTACTTTGGTACCTTCTAATTTTTTATGTACCTTAATTGTTTTGCAAGTTTCTTTACCTTGAGCATTCTTAATACAAACTTTTTCTGTTTCTGCTGCAAAGGTTGGTAATGCAAATACTAATGTTAGGGCTAGAATTAATGATTTCATTTTTTATTCCTTTTTAGCAAATTTTTCAGAAGCGGTAAAGCCTAGACCTGCAATTACAAGATATATCATTGATTCAAATAATACAGGTGTTATTTTGTATCCGTGTATGTCAGCAATAAAACCATAAACGCATACAATAAATGCCAATAGTGTAATGACTCTCTTACTGCTAACAGAGCCATTTACACCATCAGAGAGCATACTGTTTAACCAATTCATAATTCAGGCTGTGGTGGTTGGACAGGCATTGGTTTACCTGTTGAACTCATTACAACACCTGATGTAAATGGTGCCGGTGCAAACGATGATGTATTAAAAGCAGGAGATGTTATGCCACCAAAAGATGTTGATGGAGTTACTGGTGCTGGTGATACTGTTGTTGGTCTTGTAGCTGCTTGCAACGCCATCTTCTGAGCATCTTTATCACCACCAGCCAACATAATGCCGGACAATGTACCAGTCAAGAATGTGGCAATAGGAATAACCAACTCAAAAAACTTTTGGTCGATTGGTGAAATGGCATTGAGTGGTTGTGTAACAAAAATCAAAGAATACAACACAACAAATACAATACCAAACAAGGTAAGTGATAAGCAGATACCAATAAAGAACTTCAGTCGAGCCATTAACTGCTCTTCAGTATAAAGGAATGTTTGTTTATTTTCCACAGTTTGCTCCTTGTGTGCCCATTCCAGACACAGGTGTATTAGTTGTTTTATTCGGTTCATTTGTTGGTCCTAATTTTGGGTCACGCTGTCCTTTAAAGATATGGTCTGGACAAGTTCTAGTCACATCACATAATGGTCTTTGGCAAATTTCTTTATCCCAATTTGCTGGGTCTTGGCAAGGATAGCGGAATCTTTCCTCACTAAACAAAGCCAAGCCAAGAGGTAACAATAATAACAAAAGTAACCACTTGACTAACTTCTTATCGTTCATCTTATTTTCCTGCCTTGTTCATACGCCATTCAAGAATTGAAATACGTTTGTCTAATTCGGCTCTAGCTGCAGCTGAATCAGAAGCAACTTTAGCACGGCTTAATGAAGCTTCTTCTTTCATGGCCATCATATCTTTTGTTCTTTCTAAAGTCATGGCAGCTCGTGCAAGAGCAGCTTCTTCTTTAATTCTTTCCATTTCAATAGTAGTTCCTTGTGGAGGGATTGCTTTGTTTTCAGCATTTACTACCACATTGATTTTACTTTGAAGAATAGTAAGTTCATGGTTAGCGCTACTCAATGCTGACATCAAATAAACAATACAACTAAACATAATAGGAATACCAGCAAAAGTCATCTTTTCAACCAATGCGCCTTTACTACCTGATGATGTAACCGTTTCTTCTAACTTACCAACTTTAACATAGAGTTCATCTATATTTTGTTCTTGTGTTGACATTATGCCTCCAAAATATGTTTAGCGTGTTCATAATGTTTAATTCTATCTTCAAGTCCAATGGTGCCACCATTGATACGCTTAGTTAATGTTAAGATGTCGCCTTTATCAGCCCATTGGTTTAGATTGTTTGTTTCCCAAAACCAGCAAGCAGATTGAGCAGCACCTTCAAATGTTTGTAGATATTCTGATGCTTCATCTGGTGTAATACCAATAGAAGCGGCAAACCATGTGTAATTATCTTTACCTGTCAATTGGATTAGACCACGACCACAGTAACGGAAACCATCACCAGACGCTTCATCGCCGTTGCCCATACGATTAGCGTAGACCTTGTTAGCAATCGCCTCCTGTTTGTTTGGAAGACTGGCGTATTGGTTGGCAATCTCATCATTAGGGAAATACTTAGGAAAAATCTTACGGAGTGTAGGTGCTCTGTAATTTAAGTTTTCTTTAAGTGTGGTAAACTCACCGGATTCATGAGCGCATTGTGCAATAAAAGCTGCAATACGCTGAGGAGTATTAATCTCATAATCTGGTAACAATTGTGAAAGAGCACCATACCAGTTATCAATGTATGGATTCTTTGGTAATAATTGCTTTAATTGTTCTTTAGTCAGTTCCATTGAATTACTTTTTGGAAATCATGCTTAGAACTTTTGCTTGAATTGCTTTTGCCCAAAATGGCTGTGGAAAATTCCAACCAATAAAAGCACCAACTGCTGCCCAAAATAGAATATCTGTCATTTAAATCTCCTTAAACTGGTAATGAAGCGGCTAAATCTAAAGCATTTACCAAAACCAATTGATAGTATTGATCCTGTTCCAACTGTGCAGCTTCACTTTGAATGTGGTCTGCAATATTTAAATCTTCAATTAACTCTTTAAAATCTTTGGCCGATAATTGACCTGTTTCATACTGTTGTTTGTATGAACTTGCTAAATTTGCTAATTCTTGAAATTGTGTCATTTTTGCTTGCTTCCTGTAACTTGTTGGATTCTTTCTGCTGAAATACCAATTATATTTAGTTTTGCTTTGCAATAGGCCGATGGAACTGGTTGCTCTCTATCATATAGTTCGGTTACAATTTTAAGTAAACCTTCATTCATCTTAATATTTGAAGAATTGTTACCTTTTACATATTGACTAAAGTTATTCAATTCTACAGTTGTCAGATATAAGTTCTTAACTGTTACTTCGTCACATACTTTGGATGTTTGAGCAATTGTTCTTACCTTATTAACCAAAGCATATTCATTTGTGTCATAACTCGATAAGTTGTAGATATCCCACAAAGCACATCCCGATAGTTGTAGTGCAAATAACGAAATAAGAATTCTTTTCATTTTACACCTTCATATATTGTTTTCTGCATCTTATACCACTCTATCCAACTATTATACTTTTCTTTTAGTGTATAATAACTACTATAGTTGTCGTTGGCGTTTTCTAATAAATCGGTTAAAGTTTTCTTATCTTCTGGTAAAGGCTTTAAATCACTTGCTGGTTCCATTAGATTTGCTGGTACTTCCGGCCATGGCATTTTGACTGCTACGGTTGTAGAGCATCCAGGCAGTATCAGAAAGCTTACACTCAGCATTAATACTAGAGCGATTTGATTCAATTGCTTGTTTATTTTCATCAGATTTCTTTTTAATAAATTCAACATTTTCATTCAACTTTTTTTCTAATTTAAGATTTTCTTTTTTTGATTGTTCTCCAGCAATCTTTACTTTTGCTTCCATATCAGCAATTTTGGCACGATATGACATTTCGGTTGTTAATCCACCTTCTAAGAAAATACCAATAACAAGTAATACAGTAGAAACGGTTTTAATTAAAAATCCATACTGACTAATAAATGGAATCTTACTTAAAAACATTCCAGTTACTAAACCAGAAAAACCCAATCCAAAAATAATATGGACAAAGTATTCAACAAACCAATTAGGAACAAATGACAAAAGAAACCACATAATTATTGTGGTGCTTTTCTACGTTCTATTCCCATCATTACGGGATTTCTTTTCTTAGATACACCAGGTTCACCACCTTTACCACCAGAACCTGCAATTGCACCAGAACTCACAGCATTAGTTGGTCCTGCTGATACAGCACCACCCATTCCATCTTCTTTGACACAACTATTATCAGAAAAAGGTTTCTTACCCTTAACAGGTTTATAACCAGTCCAACATCTACCTTTTTCATCCAAATATTGTTTAAATGTTTTCATTAGCAGTTCCACTTTCTTAATGATAGTGCTTTACGAGTTGGCTCACCGTTGGGTTTCTTCATAGGACCTGGCATACCACCCATGCGAGCACAGAATGATTTTCTACGCTTTGCTGCTTTAGAATCTGGATCCAATTTTGATGGAGGTGTTGTGACAGCCATTGATAGTTTAGAACCAGGATTTTCTCTACGATAAGAAGCAATACCTTTACGATTTAATCCGCCTTCAGGATTCTTACCTGCTTTTCTTTGCCAAGCAGCTGATTCTTCTATGTGTTCTTTAATCCAATCATCAGGAGTTTTTCCGTGTTTGGCCACAAAATCATCGTGTAAATCTTTGCCTGTGGTATTACCTTTTTTAGATATATCCATCATTAATTTATTAATTGAATCATAATCGTGGTTATCCAACTTCTTTAAACCTTTTTCTAAGGCTGTAACACAGCAGCAAGCTTCTTCTAAGTATTGTTTGAATGTTTTCATATCTTTAGTAGTATCTCTGCGATATTAATCTCAACCGGAATTTCAGCCGAATAAATGTTTTTACCTTTAATGCCAAGAACAACTTCTGGCATTATGTTTAAGTAACACAAAAACGTTTTCAATATATCATAATCTCTTTCATCAATTCTATAAAATAATATTCTTGCTGTTGGTTCTAATCCAAAAACATTATTCAATAGAATGATGTGATTTAATATCAATCGTTCTTTTAATGACTTTGAAGTTTTATATCTACGAAACAACCTTTTCAGATATTTGGTTCGTTTGATATCTCCTTCAAATTCTGACATAATACAATTTGGTGCTGAATAACACTTCATTGCATATATCATAAAGTTTTCATCATTTAAATCATCAAACATTATTATTATTCTTTCAGATGAAAATGGGAGCCGTAGCTCCCATTTCTAATAAAATCAAAAAACTTTAATTACAGACCACCAAAGATAGCGTTTGAACTAGTATTGGCAGAACTTGCATTTGCTGCTGAAGAATTAGCTAAAGCAATCAATGTTTCTTTAAGGAAACGAATTGTACCATCGTTATTGATTTTACGAGTAATACGATTCCATCCTTGATTGACAGAACCAAGTAGTGTATTAGCCACGGTAGAACCTCCACGACCAGTAGTACCAGAAGTGTTAGCCATACGAGTTGAAGTTACCAAAATAGTATCACTAAAGAAAGTGTTGGCAACATTTGAATTGTAAGTTATTGCAGTATCAAAAGTGAGTGATGTTCCGTTGGTTACCAAAGCTGTAACAGGAGAGCTTAATACAACATTAGAAGTACCAAAATTACCTCCAACAACTGAAAGAACAGTATTATTTCCCTTAAAGAAATCACGTTGTCCCGAAGAATTAATTTGTGAAACATTTCCTCCATAAACAAATTGTCCTATAACAATAGTACCTGTACCATTTGCTACAGTAATTACTGTGTTTCCTGAAGCAGCTCCCGCAAGAACTCCAGTGTTAGCAGCTGTTGCAGTCGCTGACAACCGAACTTGACGTAGTTCTGAAAATCGTGGTTTCGCTGTATTAGCGTCTGTATTTCCCCATAATGGCATTTTTTTCTCCTTTTAACCTCGGGTTATAGTACTATTTATCTATTAATTAAAGTGACGGTGACTTCTTACCGGTGGGACTAGTAAAAGTACTTTGACCTTTATCTTGACCTGGTCTTTGTGTCATGGATGGATCAATCTCAACCATATCTCTTGGTTGACCAGTCAGAGTTGTACCACCTTTCATTACTGCTCTTGCTTCTGGTTTAGTGTCACCTAACGTACCCTTTTTATCGGTTACATTGATTTTTGGTGCCTTACCATATGGTTTTTGCATGGAAGATTTATCATCTTTCTCCCAATCATAAGTTTCTTCTTTAACGGTTTTCTTCTTTAAATCTTTTACCATTTTTGCTGCTTTGGAAGTGGTACCATTTGTCATATCTGAATTATCACATGGTGCTTCTGTTGCAGCTAAAGAATCTAATGTGTTCTCGCTTGTTGGCTTGTAACCAGCTAAGCGGTCTAAAGCTCTATTCCAACTCTTACTGTGGTTTTTAACTTTTTGATTATATGATACCCTATCGCTACCTGGTTTTCTTACAGGTACAACTGGTTGTTGTTTTAACCAAGAGAATACTGTGGACTTTTTGAGTTCATCCAATTGTTCGAATTCTTCATTTTGTTTACCATAGTAAGCACCAAGAGCCATCTTCTTGCGTTCAGCTTTAGATTTACCTGCAAACTTAGGATTGTCTGAATGAATAAAGTCGTGAATCCAATCACCTGCTGAAGCGTCTTTACCTAGAACTTCATTAATCATTTCATCAAGTTCAATTTCTTCTTTATTCAGATGCTTTTCTAAACGGTCAATAGCCGTGGTCAAATCATCTTTTTGTGTATTGGCCACAGGTATAGTTACTTTAGAAGGATCCTGATGTAACTTTTCTTGACGTTGCTTTTCAATATTGTTGTGTTTGATTTCTCTCTCAGCTGCAGCTTTACGCCATCTATCTAAAGCAGTAGTTCTTGGCATTTTGGCTTCAGTAATTTCAGTTTCTTCTGGTACACAATTGGGAACTGATTTACCATTTTTCTTTTTTAGACCAACAGCAGTATAACCTTTCCAACAAGCAGTTTTTAATTCGCCTGTTGGTTTCTTAACTTCTTCTGTGACCTTTTCATTTTTACTGGTGATGTAGTTACCAACGGTATCGGCATAATCTGTGGCTAGAGTTATCTTAGCCTGAACCCATGCTGGTAATTGTTTCTCATAGTCTTTACCAACATAAGAGCGAATCATAGTAATAGCTCTCTCCAGTTGTTCTAACTGACTTAGTACCATACTGCCTTCATCATCTAACATATTACCCATAGCGATAGCAATATGATTTTCATTGATATTGGCGATTGTATTATAATCATCCATGGTTAATACACCTTTATTACGAATTGAGATTAATTTCTCAACAACACGGTGTAAATCCATATCGCTTTTAATATCTTCTCTTGCTAATTCCAGTACACGAATTAATAAAGGAATATCTAATACTACTGTATCTTTTTTATCGACACCTTCATCCAACTCAAAATGCTGATGGTCTCTTTTCCATTTCATAAATTCACCAGATTTAGAATGAGCAATCTTCATATCTTTGGTAGCAAATTTTGGATTGATACCACGGGAATTTAAATACTTAGCTAACAATTCAGATTCACTAGCTTCCAATATCGTTTCTTCTGCCATCTTACGGTCACTTTTCCATTTTTGGAATAAAGCAGACTTTGCATGAGATATCTTTGTATCCCTAGAAACAAATTTAGGATTGATACCTCTAGAGCTTAAGTAATCGTTTAAAGTATTTGCTTCCGTAACAATACTTTTTAGTATTTTAGCTAGATTCATTATTTTACTTTAGTTTTGTTTTGAACAGTTTTAAATGCTTGACGAGCTAAATCTTTTGCACGGCTCATTGGTGTATGAACTGCACCAGACTTATCTTTAACATCTTTCTTCATTGGTTCCCAACCAGAAGTACCAGCAATAGTTGCTTCAACTTGAACTTCTTCAGCTTTAATTGAGGATCTTGCTGAAGTTTTTTCTGCACTATTTGTATCAGGAGTTTCAGTTTCTCCTTCTTGTTTGGCTAAAGGTTTAACTCTAGTTTTAAATGATTTGAAAGAGTTTGATTTACCACCAGGCATACGACCAGCCAATGTATCAGTTGTAATTGGAGCATCAGAAGGTTCATATCCCTCTTTTAATGAAGAAAGATGTTTATTTAATTTATCAAATTGGCCATGAGCAACCAAATCACCTTTAGGACGGCCAAGATAATCTTGGTCAGGGTGATGCATCCACTCACCATAACGGTCTATACTAACAATACCATGTTTTGGATGTGTAACTTTTGTATGATGATAATGGTGACTAACGCTCCAACCTTGCTTTTTAGCGTGAGCAAAATCATCTTCGTTCAAGTGTTCAACTTCTTCACTTAATGATGAGTGGTGTATTTGTGCCACTTTATTGGCCGCAGCTTCTTTTGTTTTTTCTACACCAGTTTTATAGTGTGGTCCAGATTCAGTACCCAACCATTTGGAGTGATGACCTCCATGATATCTCCAACCACCAGTTTCTTTGGTAACATCACCAATGTGTTCACCAGTAGGAGCATGAATACGACCTTTGTCAGAATGTTTCATTTTGATTTTATAACCATTGTCTAAAGCTTCATTCAATTCAACTTCTTCGTTACGAGCTTTAGCAAGATTTTCAGGAGCAGAGATAGAATCTTTCTTAGGAGCTTTAACATCAGCCATAGTCAATGGTGTGTCGCCTTTTGCTTTACGGAGATAAGCAGGCACATCAGATTTACGAACCATTTCTAAAAGTTTTTCAGTAAATTCACGACCTTCTTTAACTTTTTTCTTTGCTTTAAGAATTTTAAAATCTTGGCCATCAATCTTGTTATTGTTATTGGCATCAATTTTATCTTGATTACCTTTCAGTTCTTCTTTCATGTTCTTATCAGCAACAGCCTTTTTCATTGGCTCTTTTTTGTTACCGTCTTTGTCCATGTCTAAGAAATCTGGTTTAGCAGCTTCTTTCATCTCTTTGTCTTTTGGACCTTTGAGATTATCAACAGGAGATTTAGTTTGGTCTTTCTTTGCTTTAGCAGAATTACCATAACTACTACCATACACTCTTACGCCTGTAGGTGTAGGTTCTTTGATTGGTGCACCAGCTTCATTAAGAAGTTGATCCTTTTGTTCTACAGGTTGTTCACCAAGAACTTTATTAACTGCATCAATCATTGATTGGCTTATTTTACTTTTTGCAAACATTTTAATCTCCGTTTTTTTTCTTTTTCTTAATCGTTGCGGATGTTTTTATTTTAACATCATCTGGTGTAACTAAAGGTTCTTTATTAGTAGAACCACCTAATACTCCACCTACTCCCATATCATTAGCACCTGGATCATCTATTGCTTCTTTAACTTTTCTAAATGAACCAAATGACTTCTGTTCGGAATAAGTTTGATTTCCTAAACCTGCTGTCACACCAGGAACACGGGAATTGTATGTGTCGCCAATACCTGTTCCTTGGTTTACAGACCTACTCATTGAAACATTAAAAATCTTACCTTTTTGAGCTTTTACTTTCTCTTTGTCTTTTTGGAAGTTGGGCTCTTTGGCTTGGGGGAGGACTTGGACTTTGGGGCCACCTTTTTGGCCGGAGCTTTCGCCGGTGCCTTCGTGGTATCCTCTTGGGTCGTAGCCGGAGTTGTACTTAACATCTCCGTCTGTGACTGAATCGACTTTTCCAAGCTTGCGTTGGAGTTGTTGTCCTGGAGCGTTTTCTCCGATTTGGGTTTTAGTTTCAACCAATCTGCTAGTGCTTTTAACATTTTTGTTTTCCTTAAATAATGAATTAATATTTAATTTACTTCTACGATTCAACCAATCTTCGGCTGTTTCTCCTACCACACCAGAATCTAAAAATTCATTTGTTTTTTCATATACAAAATGAATATCTTCTTCTTTGGTATCTAGGTTGCCAGTATTATCAAAGGTAACACAGTCGGCAAATGATTCTTGGAAATATTTAGTATTTTGTTGAGATTTCAACCATTTATCATGGCGAACCGATTCAACCATCATTCTGGACAATAAAGAGTTTCTTTCTTTACTGGTTTCATTGGTGGTTTCAACAAAAATCATCATTGTTTCGTAACCAAGTTCTTCCAATTCTTCTTTAATGTAAGCAATTCTATCTTGGTCATCAGCAGGTCCATTAATAATCAATGGACCACGATTACGAATACCTTCTCTACGGAAATCACTAGTTTTTTCAGATAACTTTTGTTTGTCACCCAAATATTCTTGTGATTGAATAAAGTTTAACTCTACAATCTTAGATTCAGCAATAGCCTCACGGATGATAATATCTTTACCGGAACCTGGACCACCAGTCACAAAGATTGCTTTGAACTGGCCACGACTATACGATTCATGCAATCCCATACCTTTACGAGTATCGTGCATTAATTCTTTTGCATGAGTATCTGATACATGAGATGGAACACCTTTACGAAACTCACCAAAGTTTTTATTCTTTGCGTGTTCTCTCATTTTGGTACCAGACATACCTTCTGAACCTTCAGCATCAGGATCTCTTTGACCAGCAGAATGTACTGTTATCTTTTTAAAATTATAAGGTACTTTACCTTCTTTATTAGATTTACCATTATATTTGTTTAATGAATCTTTAAATTCTTTAACACGGTCTGAACCAACGACAACATGAAGGTGAGTTACGCCTTGTTTATGTAACTTTTCAGCATGACTAAAAATGGAAGGATGTTCTTTTGAAGATTTCTCGATATTAGTATCTGGAGAATACCGCTTCAGAGTTTTAACTTTCTGTGCGCTAGATAAAGGATTCTTCTTAGCATCTTGTGTATGAGATACAATAACATGATGTGAACCACCAACATTCTTAGCAATTTCTTTAACTTTATCGATTACTTTTAAATGTCCTGTGGTCGGAGGATTCATGCGACCATAAGTCATCACGGCATGTTTACCTGTATCTTTTTCTTCTACTATTTCCAAGAATGATTTCATTTACGAACTTTTAATAAATTCTGTTTAGCAAACTCAGCACGATTAACCAATTTAGTGGGTTCTTCTTTACCACCTTCTGGTTTATGGTTCACTACAAAACCTTCAGGTTTGGATTTCTTACCATCGATGTGGTGGTGATATCTACCTTCATGAGTTTCTAATGAATTGACCAAAGCATTTTTGGCTTGGTGTAAATGATGATGCATCGAGAATAAGTTACCATAATGTTCTTTATTTTTTTCAACATGAGCAACTTGTTTATCACCTTCAGCTGTATGTGCAGCTTTTGCTTTATCAGTAGATACTTTAGCTGCTTTCTTTTCATAATGAGCAGCAACATGAGATTTAAATCCGGCAACACTCGGAACTTTATCTGTTCTTACTGTATGATTTATGTAAGTTGCTAAATGACCAGCTTCTCCAGAATGCTTTGGATGAATAGCATCATACATTTTATGACCTTGTGTGTCATGTATATCTTTGGCAGCTGCCATGTGTTTCTGAAATGTTTTTTCATTCTCAGCGGAATGTTTTACTTTACTTGTGTCATGTTCAGCACCATGTAAATGTACATCTGGATGTTCTTTAAACTTACTCATATCGGGATGGGGAGAAACAGACATGCTGCCAATATCGGATCCGTGATATTGTTGATGTACAACTACACCAACTTTAGATTTCTTAATTTTATCAGCCTCACTCTTTTCTTTGGGAGTATAAGTGATTGTATTGGGTGTAAATGATACCTTAGAATCTTTGGCTTCTACGATATAACTCTCATGGAGAGTTTTAGTGTCAGCATGGTGCATCAAATCGCCTTGATATACACCAGTTTTAGGTGTTACTTTTGGTAGATGTTTTAAAGCGTGTTTAAGTGTTTTTACTAAACCTGGTGCATGGCCATGGTTTTTTTCAATATCTTTATCTGTATGATTGATCTTGGGGTTTTTGTTGAAGGCCGACTTGGTGGCCACAAAGAATTTACCATTTTTAGGATGATGACCAAAAACGATTGATGGAGAACCATCATATTTCATCGTTAGGTTACTGTTTTGGTGTCCGGAAGTGATGTGTGCATGAGCTTGGTTTAAAGCACCAAAAGCGTGTTCAAAACCCTGGTGGCCATGCATTAATGGACGATCTTCAGCATGATGTATATGCTTTAGAGTTGAAACTTCTTCAGTTTCTTCTTTTAAGAATGATAAAAACTTCTGCATTATTTTTCCCTTCAGATTGCAACACACTTTGGTTGCCAGTTCCTTATTTATACAACATCCAACCTTTCTGGTCATAACCATAGAAAGATTGGCTTAGATACATAGTCAACGAATTGTTGGCTTTATATAAGCGTATCCAATGTTTGGAATAGATTGTATTTGGGTGTATACCCTAAGGTTTTGAGTTTTGAGGTGTCCAGTATCATGTTTTTTGTTTGAACTGTTTTATGAAATTGAGGAATTTCCATGGTTCCAAATTTTGATGTGGAATTCACTTTATACTTCACATAATCTAACGCTTGTTTGATGAACACCTTTTCACCATTACCAATGTTATAGATTTCATTTATGTTTCCTTTTTCTATAATAAGATTAATGGCTTGTACTACATCGTCAACATGAATGTAATCACGATAAAAGATACCGCCTTCGTAAAGACTAATATCTTCATTATTTACCACTTGTTTAATCATGTATTGTAAGGCATTCTTTTTCTTGGATACTTTATAGTCACTTTTACCCAAGACATTTGCCAAACGGAGAATTCGGTATTTAATATTAAAAGTTTCACAATATGAAATTAATAGTTGTTCTGCGGTACGTTTCGTAATTGAATAGAATCCTCTAGGATTACAGTAAGAATCTTCTTTGGCTGGTAGTTCCACATCTCCATAAACGAACCAGGAACTAATAAAATTAAAAGTTACATTCTTGTCCTTACAGGATTCTAAAGTCTTAACCAAAGTCGTTAGGTTCGTTTCAATGTCTAGGTGTGGATTGGTGTGAACATTATAGTTGTCAACAGTAGAGATAAAGTATACCACTTCCGAATTATCTTTTACGATATAATCATACTTGGCATTAATTTCTACATTTCCTGTAAGTTCCCGATAACGGCTTCCTACAAAACCATTACCACCTAGGACATTAATTAATCGTTCCACTTTTTACACACTTTCTCAATATAGTTTAGAATGTTTTCATTCCATAAAGGCGAACAACCAACAAAGAATACATTACTTAATGCTTTATTGGAGTTTGGATAATCTTTATAGTTATCTAAGTGTTCATAACCAGGATGCATTAAAATATTTCCACTAAAATAATTTCGGGTTTGAATCTTGTTGGCTTCAAAATGTGATACTAATAATTCTTTAACTTCTTGGGATTCACAATAAATTGGAACACCGAACCAAGATGGATCACCTTTTGGTAATGGGTTGATTACTCTTGCTTCTTTGATGTTATCTTCAATGAATTTTTGAACTTTGTTTTTATACTCACGGCGTTTCTCATCAATGTATTCAAACTTCTTCAACTGTTCAATACCAATGGCACCTTGTAGGTCTAGTGGTTTGAGATTGTAACCCATTGTGGAGAAAATGTATTTGTGGTCAACGACACCATCATAGTTATTCAGCCATGTATCGAAACGATTACCACAAGTACCACATTCTAACAGATTATTGGCACCAACACAATAACAATCACGACCCCACCATGATACAGAGCGTATGATGTTGATTAGGCCATCATCATTGGTAGAGATCATACCACCTTCACCTGTTGAGATGTGGTGTGCAGGATAAAATGAGGTAGACCAGCAGAAGTAGTAATCGGTCAACATCTTACCATCGTAGTTTGAACCCAATGAATCACAGTTATCACCAATCAATAGAATGCCATGTTTGGTACAGATATCACGCAATACATCCATGTCAGGAGGATTACCAAGAACTGGAGATACAAAGATACCTTTGGTTCGTGGTGTAATCTTTTCTTCAATCTTGGTCAAATCAAAATTCAAAGTATCTAATTCAATATCAATGAATACTGCCTTTAAACCATTCTGAACAATTGGTGCAATCGTTGTCGGAAATCCTACAGGTGAAACAATAATCTCATCGTCTTGTTGCCATTTGAAATAATGTTTCAATGCAGTAATCATTACCAGATTAGCAGAACTGCCTGAGTTCACCATGTGTGAATTTTTTACATTAAACTTCTTACTAAATTTATTTTGAAATTGAGCAACCTTTTCACCTGATGTAATCCATTTACCATTAACTAATGTATCAATGGCAGCGAACATTTCATTTTCGTCCCAAAGTTGGCCAGAATACTGAACAAAGTCGCCTTCTTTATAGTTGTCATAGTTCTTGGCATAGCTTGGCCTACTCAGAGATAGTGCCTTAATCATTTCAAGTTTGTCCATCATAAATCTTTCATGTTTAAAAATACATCGTTAAAATTATTTCGTTTGGTAATAATACGTTCTCTAATCTCTTTAAAGAAGTTCCATGCCAAAGGTACAAATAATATTTTATCATCTTCCGTGAAGGTTTTCAATACATCCGAGCTAACTATACCAACAGAAGAACCTGGTGTATAGAGTCCTTGCTTCAATGGATTATCATCAATAATCATATCAAATGGTACTTTTGAGAAGTTTAGGAAAGTACTTGCTTTGGCTGCAGCACCATAACCTACCACTTTATAACCTTGGCTTCTCCAGTATTCTACTTTCTCTTTAAACTTATCAACCATTTCAATACAGTTTTGTGTGTATTTGACATAAGTTGTTCTATCATATAAACCAGCAGTGTTTTCCATACCAATTAAATTGTTTACTCTTGCATATTGTTTCTTATCAGCACTAATAATAAAGATATAACTAGTTCCATGAATCGGAGTTTTCACTACATCAATCAATTCTAAACCTGCTCTTATACACAATAAGGACATTGAAAGTATATTATAGAATGAAATATGTTCGTGGTAAATTGTATCAAACTCATTATTCAAAATCATATCAGATTGTGATGTTTGAATAAAAATTAAGCCATTAATTTCTAAATTCTTTTTACAATTCTTTAAAAACTCTAACGGATTTGGATTATGTGCAAAAGCATTTTGTATAGTAATAATATCTGCTTGTTGCTCATAGTCTTTATCGAAATAACCACACTTCACATTATGATTTTCTGATGATAATGGATAAAGATTTTCTGCTGGGTCAACACCGTAAGTTTTAAGTCCACGGGATTTAAAAGCATTTAATTGTGAACCATCATTACAACCAATGTCTAAAACGGAACGAGGATTGTGTCTGAAAGTTTCAATACAGAAATCAGCATACCATTCCATATATTCAACATAAGTTTTGGTTGTTCCACTTACATACAGATAATTCTTATAGATTAAATCTGGATTAACTGCATGAGATAGTTGAACATGACAACAATAATTACAACGATTAATCTTTAGTGGATAAGATGCTTCAGATTCATCTTGTGTTTTTTTGTATGAGTTTGCTAAAGGTTGGTCATTTAAGTCCAATACAGGAAGCAAGTGGTCGCAACCACACGCCAAACATTCTTTAATTTCAGTTAAGTCCATTATCTACCTTCATAAAAATTCTTATAATTGTGTACCATGTCATAGTGTTTCTTCATTTCATTCAAATCTAAATTTGGATTCTCTGGCCAAATATTGTGCAATCTTGGATTGACATTATATTTAGACCCGGCAAGGAAGAAGTATACTTGTAGAAAACAATCATTCCATCCAAGTTGTGGTTGATTCTGATGTAGTCTATCAAAATCTCTATCTAAGAATTCAACAAACTTATAGAATGTTTGAATAAAGGTACTTGTTTTCATAATCGTACCTGCACCAGCACCATATTGTTTTCTGTCAGGTTTAACACCGGAGATTGTTTCACATACATCTAAAATTTCTTGGTTAATGTAATTACCATCTGTAATATTATATGAAGCAATATCCCAATTCGGATCAAATTGTATTTCGTTCAAACAGATTACATCATCTTCTGAAATAATAAAATGTGTTGTTCCCATACAGATGGCAGCCAACATCATTCGTTTCATAAAGTTATATACTCTGAGTTTATCGAAACCCCAATGAGGAGATGGATAACCTAAATCAAAATCTGCGTGAAGATAATTTACATTATACTTTTTACATACATCATATTGAGAACCACCTGCTGCATCACAGGCAACAAAGTATGGTGCATCAGGATGATATTTACGGAATGAAGCAATCGAGGCCTCTAGCCCCGACTTGTTATCTTTATTCCAATGATAAATGCCAAGTGAAGCCATTACTTTTCACTCCTGATAATTTGATTGATTTGATTAATGATATCCATCGTAGGTTCTAATTGTAACAATGGCAGTATTTTATTAATCGTTTCATCAGGCAAATCCCACCATTTCATTTCTAAAAAAGCATCAATGATTTCTTTATCAAAACGATACTTAATTAATTTTGCTGGATTTCCACCAACAATAGAATACGGTTCAACATCTTTGAATACATGAGAGTTTGTTGCAACTACGGCACCATGACCAACAGTAACACCAGACATAACAGTAACAGATTCACCAAACCAAACATCTGAACCAACAATAATATCACCTTTAGTTTGAACCTTTGGTAAAATTGGAAAGTTATTGAATATTTGATTTCTCTCACCTAAATTACCAAAAGCATAATTCGTACAAGCTTTTGGATTGTGTGCAACACCTTCAGATGGAAAAAATCTACAACCAAGTCCTATTCCAGTAAAAGCACCAATATGTACAACAGGTGTTGTTGGATCAGCATAAGAATGGAACTGTCTTACTGTTGTTGTGTATGTGTCGGTTCCATAAGTATATTTGCCTACTGATTTAATCATTTCAACCACCTTTTATTTTCTAGTGTCCATAATGTCATTTCTTTAATTCGTTCACTCAATTTAATCTTTGGTTCCCAACCAAGCGACTTCAATAAACCACCATCGAGTGCATATCGTAAATCGTGGCCAGGTCTACTGCCATGGAAGTCCACCATTTCATAATTGAGTTCTTTACCTTGTGCTTCAGCAATCATCTTAGCTAAAGTTAAGTTATCGATTTCTTCTGTACCAACAAGATTGAATTTAGGACAATGAGCCCATCCATAATCACCAGTATGTTTATAATTCTTAGGTAAATTATTGAGAATAAACATTAGACCTTCTGCCACATCTTTAGCGTGAATGTACATACGAGTACCCGCCTCGGTACAATCAGCATTGGCATGAATGTATACTTTCTCACCATCACGAGCACGCTGAATACACATTGGAATAAACTTCTCAGGATGTTGGCGTTCACCAAACACATTCATTGTGTGTGTTACAACAATAGGCATCTTATAAGTGTTCTCATAAGCAACGCAGAATTCTTCTGCGGCTGCTTTACTTGCTGAATACGGATTAGTGGAATTGTATCGGTCATATTCTTTATATGAAACACCAGGAGGTGCCACACCAAAGATTTCATCTGTTGAGAAATATACAAATCGTTCTAAGTTGGGTAGATGCTTACGAGCATACTCAAGCATATTGACTGTACCAACAGTATTATCTTGTACGAATTCTAAGGGATATTCAATGCTTCGGTCTACATGACTGCCTGCAGCCAAGTGTAAAACGATATCAATAGGACCAATGTCCTTGATAATCATTTCGTTGAGTTCTGCTTTGAGGTCATGAAACACAATACGCATGCGCTTACTGACTTTAGCTGGATCGTGGTCTTGTAACATATCATGTAAACGATTTAAGTTACCTGAAATATCCAAACGATCCAAACAAACAATGTTCCAATCAGTTTCATCTAACATCTTATCAATAACATGGTGAGCAATAAACCCTGCGCCACCGGTAATCAATACATTCTTACTCATAATTTAACTCCATAATGTTCAGCAATACCACTCTTGCCATGAAAACCTAAACTTTTACCCAACCAATTAGAACCATAATCATATTCAATACTAAATCTATCAGCAATCTCTACTGGTGCAAATTTAATGTCATACTGATGTTCTAATACACCTCTATGTATCTTACAAATAATATTGTCCTCAGGAATCCATTTCTCGCCAGCCTCATTGATGACATAACAAGCAACATCATTCATATGTTGTGGATAATCACTTGTAAGATTCTTAATTTTCATATCAATAAAAGCATCATATAACTTTCTTGACCTTAAACAGAATCCACCATTACCAACTATACCATCACCCCAACGAGCACCAATATAATCGTAATTTAAAAATTCTGGAGTCCACGCTTCAGGATTAACAGCAAAGCCATCAGCATGAATAATTAAATTGTATTCTTCAATACAAACTTCAGGACACAACTTCAAAGTAACAAAACTATAATCGTTATTATACACTTTTATTTTTGGTATAATAACCCAAGTTACAGGCACACCAACATCTTCTGGAATATCAATGTCGGAAAACCAATACACCTTGGTAACTTTATTACCAAGTGTTTTAATAGTTCTCTTTACTGCTTCAATTGTAGGTGTATAATATAATGTATCAATACAAGTAATACTTATTGCCATGTGGTGCCTTCGCAATCTAACCAATAATTCGACATTTTACCTTTGCCTTGTAGAAGATGAAATGGTAGAGTATGAATTAGACCTCTACTAGAACCATAGTATAACAATTCTTTAGGTCCTTTGTCAAGCGCCCAAGCAAAATGACTTGAACCAGTATCGCCACCCACAAAGATTTCAGATGTGGTAATATGGTAGTAATTCTGCACAAAATTGGTAGAATATCGCCAGCCCTCAAACGGACATGATTCAGTAGGTTCACCTTTTTTACAAATTACCTTTTCATAATCTTTATATTCTTCGGTACTAAATTTTTCAATCAAATATGGTAATAGATTTATTGGCCAGTTTCTCCATAAATTATATGGTGCGTCAAAGAGTGGAAAAATTACAATTTTCTTTTCTGTTGGTGCATCATTTGGTATCTTAACTAAGTCGCCGGAGATATCTCTAAAATCCCAAACATTAACTCTTTTCCAAGGTAAAGTTTCGGTACCTTCTTCTTTAGAAAAATAGTTCGTCATCTTCAACATTATCTCATAGAATGTTTGACAATGTGTGTCAGAGCTAACATTACCTGGTTTTAAATGAAATTGAATTGTCGGATTGTTATTGGTTTTTCTTAAATGTTCTACAACATTAGCAACACCAATCATATCACCATTGCGTATAGTACCAAAAGTTCCTGGTTCAATATTAATAATTGTAGGCATGTAATTTATTTCCATCCATAGAAGCAAAATGATGAACTGAATTAGGAGGTAATTCCAACATTTCATCATATGTTGAATAACCATAAATTTGGTCTGCCAATCCTTTATCTCGAATTGATCCTAACCATGCTCTCTCTACAGCACTTTCACATCTCCACACTTCGTTCATAGAGAGTGTATCTTTAACAAATTGAATATCTGCAAAGAAACATAATGTTCCAATGCCATAATCATCTTGTAGTGTTACAACTTTTTTATTCAATGCTTCAAATTTTTTAATTAATTTTGGATAATCTAAATCTGGATGTTGGTCGTAACAAAGTTTTAATACATTCTTAAAACCATATCTACTCAATACATTTAATCCATTTTGAATTGCTGACATTTCAGCAACGCCATGATTTGGTCGATTAGGTACTCCATCGATTTGCCAACGATTATCGGAATCGTAGATAAATGAATGGCACATATTTTGAGTTTCTTCATCTAAAGTGGAGTGTGCTGATAAACAAATATAATAACCAGATTCTTTTAAATACTTCACCAATGTTTTTGTCATCATTCGTTTACGCATGACTGCTTCAGCATCACCACAACTATGATATACAGGATCATTACCACCAGTATAAGCAGTAATAAGGATTGCTGTGTCTTTAGATACTAGATTCATTTTAAATATCTTTCTAAATCTTTTGCGTGTACCAATTCTGCAAGTGCGCCTTGATAAAAATGTTTCTCAAACACTTGTTGAATATTCTTACCATTGTCCCATGATACATCGTTATCACCAACTCTAAATTCTGGTTTCCAATCTTCTGCCTTCCATACACAATATAAAGGAATATCACACAGGTCAGCCAACATACCAATACCAGTAAAATTTGTAATAAAAGGTTTCTTTAGATTTTTGAGAATGTAAGCATTTTCCAACATTGGTCTATCATAATCAATAAACTCATAATCTTTTAAATGTGATAGTATATGAGTTTCTCTACGGTCATCAATATCACCTACCGCCCATCTATCACCAACATAATATGTATCTTTCACATCAATATCATATTCTGGAGTTTCTACTGTGAAATCATCATCAACATCAAACTCCATTGTATAATTATCTTTCATATAATTTTCATAACGACAAGTTTCAGTTGGTCTATATCGATCATTTTTATCTTCACGAATTGGCCAAGAACTCATTTTAATGATATCACCATACATGAACACTTCATCATCAAATGAAACATCAGTAAATAAGTCCTGATACATTAAGAATTCTTTAATGCCTTTAAACTTACGCATTTCTTTTTTAATTGTTAATTCAAATTTACCATAAGTCTTACTAATACCGGACATTACTGGTAAACCATTTAAAAAGTCGCCAAGGTTGGCAGTTCCACTAAGATATATTCTCATTGTATTCCTTAAAAGCAATAAACCAATCATTAGGTAAAATTGGATGTAGTTCAAAAGATTCTGGTTGTTGTAGATATGACATCAACAATAAAGTTTGGTCATCATCAATTAAGTCATTTTTAATTAATTCTCTAAAACTTTTATCAACTAATTCTTCAAGTTTAGGCCACATCTTTTGACTTGCAACAATCATTGGACCTGTAACATGAACATCGTTGTTTGCAATGATATCAGTTAAACTTGTTCCATTATATTCTTTGATATTAAAGAAATGAATCTTTTCTTTATCAAATGGATACTGCCACAAGGTTACACCATTCAATGTAGAAGGTTCACGGCAATAACCAAAATCCAACCAAGCAACCAAATCGGTATCAGCAGTACCAGAACCGATTGCATGATTCACAAAATGAGATTTCAATAGATTGACCAGAACATAGTCAGCTGACCAATATTCTGGATTCTTAATTTGACTTGGATTAATCTTTGCGAGATAGTCTGGATTGTTTTGAATCTTACGAATTGAATCTCTATACTCATCAAATTCTTTTTCGAAATCTACTACACAAACAACAGTTTTAGATTCTTTATCTTTTCGAATATTCCAAACTTTATCAGCCAAATCTTCTGATGTATATACAATAATAGTATTATCAAGTTTAGCCATATTGGCAAAACGGTCAAAATAAGTATCTGTTGTTCGTTGTAGATAGTGTGGTAGACCTTTCTGTGGAGTCCAATCACCACGACCAATATCAAAGAAGGCCGTTACAATGCTAATTTCATTCATATTAAACTCTATAGGTAAAGTATTCTGCCGGATCTTCTTGACCAAATTTCTTTTGGACAAACGCTTTCAATTCTGGCACTCGGTCATATTGATGTACAATAGGGAAAATATGACCATTGACATCTTTCAGTAAACCATTTTCCCATACGGGCTCAGCAAAGAGCAGATTAGGTCTGAAGCTGGCAATCTTTGATGGATCCATGATAGTACCCAATTCAGCAGCCCATTGGATTGTTTTAGTTGCAATATCTTTAAATGGCTGTGTATTGAGTAATACATTGAATACAGCTTGGTCGCAAATAGGAATTGGTCGGTTGATGCCGTTGGTGAAGATATGAAACACCATATCTTTTACATATTCTGCAGTACCACCGAATGTTCCAACATTAAAAATTTCACTATTCTTAAATTCTTCATAGACATATTGACCATAAGCTTGATATAAGTTTTCATTACCCCAAGGTTCATCTTTATATTTTAAACCTTCTGAAGCAATAATAAGTTTACGATTAACAAGGAATTTGAATGGGTCTGTTTGGAAGTAAACATCTTTGACATCTGTTGTAATAACATAGTCATATTTTTGCCAATGTTGTACCAGATAATTATGTATTGATAGGAATCGTAACACATGAATTGGTACATTTTGAATCTCTAACATAGGAACAATAATGACACCTTGTGTTTCTAACCAATCTAGTGTTTCATTAGATGCGTTACCATAAACTAAAACAACATCATTGTCATCACCCGCATGCACCTTGGCAGATAATACCCAAGGTTTTAACTGGTTAGCGTTATAGTTTGTGAACCCACCGATGATGAGATTTTTTGCCATGGGAAAACTCCATTATATTTTTTATTCATTACTGCATTTCCATTGATAAAGAATTCAGCATTGACTGAACCTTTACCGCCATCAACACGATAGTTCACGGTGTATTCACCTGTGCAATCGAATTTATTGAAGTGTTGAGCAATAGTTGCCAGAAACACTCTATCTTGTCCCCAACCACCATGCCAAACGCTAGCCAATTTTACACCAATTTCTGTTTTAAGGCAATATGAATTGGTGTCAACATGATTAACTCCATGGTAAGTTTGCCATTTACCTAACGATTCACAATCATCGTGGCAAATAAGTGTACCATCTTTTTTATAGATATCTCTTAGTGAGTAACACCAGTCAAGATTTTTTGATTTGATTGTATTGATACAAGATTCAACATGATTAGGTTTCAACCAATTATCTTGGTCAAGATATAATACATATTCGGTATCAACAAGGTGTGTGAATGCTGCGTAGACACGGTGGCCATAAAATCCATTGGCACCGACATTGATTGGAAGATTACAGAGTTTTATTCTACGATAATTTGGATGTTTCTCAACCCACCTCAACATATTCTTCACAGTATAACTAAAATCAGGACCATCACATACAATATAACACTTGGTGTCATATGTTTGGTCTAATACAGATTTAATAGCTTCAATAACTTCTGGCGAACCAGTAGTTGGTATAATCACAGTTGCAGTCATAATAATTTCCAGAATGTTTGGTGAAATACAAGAGAAGGCTTAATGTTGATTTTATTCATATATTCGGCAACAAATGTGCCTTTGCCTGAAATTGAATCTCCCGATGGCCAACAATCATCAACACCAATTAAACATCCTGGTTTTAATGAAGGTAGTATTGTAGTAAACTCATATAAATGATGTAGAGCACTAGTTAAAACTGTATCTGGATCATTTTTAGGGGCATCAAAACTATCGAGATATAAAAAATCAATTTTTTCATTTTTTGATAATAACCATTTATTAAGTTCTTTTAGATATAGAATACTATCACCTAAGTTAACCGAACTTTTTTCATTAATCATTTTACTACGACAATATTTAACACTTTCTTTTGAAATATCTACGGTGTAAAATTGGCCACCATATTCTTTAGTGTATTGGTCAAAAAGTAAACTACTTTGGCCATCACCTTCATAATTATTTTCTTCTCTGGCACAACCAGTTTCCACAATTAATGGATTTTTTATAGTTTTTAAATATTCAAAAATATAATCAAAACCACGTTGTCTAAGAGGACCAATTTTGTTTCTCACATCATTATAAAATTTCATAATTTAACCTCTAGTCAGTTTCAATATCTTTTCTATTTGCTTTTCAATAGCGGGTTTACGGTTAGGCCAATATATATATTCTTTATCTCCAGTCGAATGTAATTTGGTGAGAAAAGGAATAATCATCTTTTCAACTTCAGTTAATCTGGCTTTATAATCTTCGGCCGTTTCAGCAGTTTTATTAACGACTGAATTATATTCGGCTTCAGATACAGCAGAGAACCCAAAGTCATCTTCAATGTCAAATTCTTGTGCGAGTTTATCAAAGTCTATTAGTGCCATATTGTCCTTATACCGCCAATCCTAAAGCGTCTCCGTCTTTTTTCCTCAACTCAATCCAAGTTTCATATTCTCTAAGCCAATTATTTACAGTTCTATATTGAAAATACACATATGTTATTTTGTTTTCTTTTCTACCAACGACCTCAGATTTTGATACTGCATATATTACTTCTCTTTGTTGTAAAACTTTTTGAAAAAACATTCTAAAATAATTATGTTTTGTTGCAGAATTTCTTTTGGAAGCCCATTCTAATATTTTTTCACAATATTTGCCTAAATTTATTAGAGTAGGTTGAGCTGGTCTTGATAATCCTTTTCCACCCTCATTATTGTTTGTGCTTATTAAATTTGCAGCAATAACTGCATATTTTTGATATTTTTTATCAGTTGTAAAAAAAGAATTAATCATAGATTTTGTGTTTAAACCAGAGATATTTCTGGTTATCATTTGACAAACAATTCCAAAAGCTTTAATTTCTTCTTTTGTTGGAGTTTTAAATCCTCCTGTTTTACTATCTTTAATTTTACTTCTTGAACTAATGACAGTTGAAAGATTTGCAACATCCAATCCTCTAGTCAATAAATGTCCAACAGCATCAATAGGAAAACCAACTTTTACTTTACCTGCATATTTTTCATCTGGTCTTGATGGTACAGCCGGTTTATTTTTTGTGGCTTTTTCTCCTGCTTTACCTTTTAAGGATTGTCCATAAAATCTTAAAGCTGAAAAAGCAACAGTAGCTGGACCAAATTGTCTCCTTTTAATATGGTAATTTAATTTTCTAAACCATGCAGTAACATCTCTTGTATTATCAAATATTTGGTCAAACTTAACTGTATTTGTATTTTCACTTTTTATTTTTGATTTTGTACTAACTTTAAATATATTTTCATAATCGTCTTTTATAAAAGATATTGCAAAATCATATAATTTAAAATTTGATTCAATTGGAATTCTAATTAACAAAGGACTACTTTTTGAAAAAGGACCTATTCCCGCTTTTTGTGGTGATGTGCATATATCGTTTAATAGTTTTCTATCGTTTCTTCTTAATTTAGTAACCATTCTTATAGCTGTTAAAACTTCCACAAATTCTGCAGGAATTAATACCTCATCTAATGATCCAGGCACTTTAATTTTATCATTTCTTGAATTTAAAGATTCTTCCATAAATTGGCAAATTTGTTTACCCATTGGTGTGTCAATTATTTTATTTGTTTTCAAATAAGTTTTAACATTTTTAATAATAATTTCTGGTGTCAACCATTTTCCTACAATTTCAGGAGTTATGTTTGCCGGTTTTAATCCAATATCTTTACCTGATGATTCATTTTTTAATCCTTCATGATATTTACATATAATCACTATTTTAGAATTTTTAAATATAATTCCACCAACACTTGAACCGTATGCATCCCTATCATCATATAGACTTTCATACTTAGAAAGTTTACTTGATAGTTCACTTAAAAAAATTCTTCTAATATCTCTTGCTTTTGGTGGTATTCTTATTTCAAATTTAGTTTTACCAACTGAATAATATGGATTACCAGAGTTAACCACATCGTTGTATTTAAGTTTTTTAAACTCTCGTATGATATTTTCTTTTGTAGCTTGTACCATATCTTATCTTATGATTTGAATGTCTTTGCCTGAAGTCCAGATTTCTAATTCTGTTCTTAATCTACCCTCTGATCTAAGGGTTTCATATCTATTTATAGCTTTACTCCGCCACCAGTCGATGATATTACTTAACTTATGTTTATCGTAATTTTCACCAGGTAAAAGAGTGTCAGTTTTACAGTTCATATAATCTACTGTATTCTTAAATCCATAATCAGAAATATAATATCTTTTCTTTTCTGTCAACTTTTTAGCGTTCTCAATCGTTATGTTGAAAGCATTACCTTCGGTTGTTCCTTTTAATGCGGCTTTTGTTAAGGCAATAATCTTGGTAAATGTTCTTAACTTTCTACTGGTGGTCGATGTATCACCTGCCAACAAATCTCCAGTAATATTCTCCACATAGTTCTTCAAATCATGGTATCTTTGACCGTGCATCATGGGTACAATATCCGATTCAGTCAAACCTTTAAAACGAATATAGGGTTTCATACCATCATATTGTGATACGTTCTTTGTTGTACCATACAAACTGGTGGTCTCAAATAGGCAAAGATTCATACCATATTTCTTATTACAGATTTCTCTTACTTCGTGGCTGGTACAAATAGCAGATAGAAGTTTACCACCAAGATAGTTAAATCCAAATGGCTGAGATGGTACAATTACGAAACCCATGGCACAAGAAGCATTGAATCGTTTGGCAGTATCTTCCTGTTGAATCCAAACTTGTCCTAGGTAGTCATTACGGGGTTTCATATAGATGACTGGTGAGCCTAAACGAATGAATCCTAGAATCTTTCCTGAGTTCTTTTCCATAACTGCCAATTGTATATTTTTACCAACTGGAGATTTATTAATGTGGGAACTGGTAATGGCAAGTAATGATTCCCAAGTTTCATTTGGTATTTCACATACTTGAATATCCATGTCATTTGGGTGCATGGAGAAATCAGAGAACAAATCATCTTCAATAGGAAACAAAGAAGATGGCATATTAGCCACATTCTTTAGCTTCTCATCACGCATGTATTCTTCGGTACTTCCAATATTACTAAAGTAATCATCAAATACTTTGGCACAATGAAGTGCTTGGTCTCTAGTTAATTGCATCATATTTTTTCTCAGCGGTTTTTCTTGCTATTATAGCCTCTTCTTTTGTAATAAAATTACCTAGACGTATAGTTTTTTTATTTCTAGTAATTTCGGCAAACCATTTTTTGCCCACAAATTTTACACCAGTATATCCTGAGGTGTTATTTTTCATTATACCACGATTTACATTATTTGAAGAGGCATCACTTTTTCTGAGATTTTCAATCCTATTATCATCTCTTTTTTGGTTGATGTGGTCTAAGATACAATTTGGTAATTCTCCGTAATGCCATAACCAAACCACATGGTGTTCTCTGTAGGTTTTTCCGTTTATACAAACTCGATTATAACCATGTTCTTTTTCTTGACTACCTGCTTTTTTTCCAATCAAATTTTTATTGGCTTTTTTCCATATTAGACCACCATTTAATTTATCATATTCAAACAATTCTTTTACTTGCTCATATGTTATTCCAGAACGAAATTCTGTTTTTTTGAAATTATTATTCACATCAAAAGTTTCATTTGTACCATCATCATAATGGTATGTAACTTTTTTTATTTTTTTCATACTTTAAAGCCTTCAAATGATTTCTTTTCATGTTTAATTTTATTATGAGCACCTACATGGCCAGCATCAGCAAGACCTTGTTGAGCAGATTGTTCTACATCATATAGTTTCATCTTGGATCTATCAACACCAACTGTAAATCTTTTATAATAAGTTGGGTCGTTATAACGATTCTTTAATTGCTTCACCATAATCTGTCCCATTTCTTCCAAATCTTCAGAAGAAATCAAAGCAAACATTAAGTCTGCGGTGGCTGGGAGTCCGAATGATTCACTGGTGTCCTCAAGACCTGGATCGCTACTTGTAAATCCTGAGCGAGTAGTCTGCGTGGCAGAAACCACAGGTACATTATGCTCAACCGCAAGACCTCTAAGTTCTTCTGCAATCGATTTAACATAGGTATAGGAATTAATATTTGCACCGGCTTTAATACGAGAAGAGCAACATATGTTAAGATAATCAACAAAGATAATATCGGGTACAAAACTACGTTTAAGATTAAGTTCATTTAATAATGTCCTAAAGTGTGTTACGGAAGCCGAAGCGGTTGGATATTCTTTGATGATAAGTTTGCCAGTACATTTCTCACGGACACGAGCAACCTTCTTGTCATACATATCTTTTGGTAAATCAATGAGGTCATCTAAAGTTACATTGAGAAGATTCGCATCAATTCGTTCTGCAATCTTTTCTTCTGCCATCTCCAATGTGATATACAATACATTCTTGCCTTGAACCATGGCGCCCGCAGCGACATGACACATGAATAAACTCTTACCAACACCAGTTCCAGCCAAAGCAATATTAAGAGTTTTAGTAGGAAGGCCACCTTTAGTAATCTTGTTGAAGCATTCCAAATCGAATGGAATACGTTCTTCTTTTCTGTGGTAAAATTCATATCGTTCATCAGAGTTCTCTAAGTAATCATGACCTACGGTTGTATCGAAACTGACGGCCAAAGCGTCCGATAATATAGTGGGAATTGCACCTTTGTCATGGCTTTTGTCCTTACCATCGAGAATTGAAATAGCCCGTAATACACCATTGTATATCGCCTTCTCTTGGCAGAACTTTTCGGTCTTGTCAACAAGCCATTGAATCTCGGCTTCTGCTGTGCGATTAGCCTCAATTTCTTGGAGATAAGTTTCACAGTTCTTAACTTCGTCATCCGTGAGAGTGTTCCTCTCTTTGATGGCAATTCCAATCGCTTCAATCGATGGCGGATTATTGTAAGATTCCGTGAATGATGTAATTTCATTAAAAATAGTCCTCTCGGTTCTGTCCGAGAAATAATCTGGTTTAATAAATGGTAAAACTTTTCTTAGATAGTCCTCATTATAGACCAGATTTTTCAGTATCGCTTGTTCCAACTTCATCAATTACTTCCTGTTCAATGTTACTACCCATAATTTCAACAAGTAAATCACCTAGGTAATTTTTAAACTTGTCATCTTTTTCCAATTTTCTTGGCTTGTCTACTGTAGATTCTAACACATCATAAGCAAAAAGTAAATAGACTTGGTCATTTTCTTCTTTGAACTTTACCTTACCATATTTAAAAGTGGTACCTTTGTATTCACCTTCAAGTAACCGAATGTGAACTGCTGTACCATCATCTTTTGGGTAGATAAAACAATAATCAAGTCCTTCAATCATCTTCTACTCCGTTTGTGGTCTCCAACTCAAAAGCTTTATCAACAGTATCTTCTTGCATGATACTACCAGAAGCAATTTGGTATGTGGTTTGTACATACTCTTGGAAAGATTTTTGTTTTAGAATTGGTAACCAGAATTCGGAAGAATCAGTATCTTTAATACGATATTTCTTATCTTCTATAACACCGTCTGAATCCACCTTAGAGTACCAACCGTTGGATGGTTTAACAACATGACCTGAATCAAGTGCAATATCAAGTAAACCACTCCACTTGCTAATACCACCATCATGACGAACCGTAACAGGAATTTTAGATTTTTCTCTAACATATCTACTCTTTTCTACATTGATGATGAAGTTGTAACCAACAACTTCTGTACCTTCTTTTTCTTGTTGGCGACCAATAACAAAAATGTTATCAGCAGAGTAATAAGAGCCTGTACCGCCACCAACGATTGCTTTAGGGAACATTCCAATTTCCATGTAAGTATGATTTACTACAATCATCGGAATATCTTTGATTGAAAGGTGTGGTGTAACCATTCTGAATAATGATTTAACCGATTTAGCTCTGGTCATATCGGCAACAGTTTTACCATCCATTGCATCATTAACTTCTTTAATTGAGGCCAAATTACCAATCGAATCAACAACAATAATTAATCGGTCGCCCCTATCAACAATCGAAAGTTGTTGCATAATGTCTGATTTGAGTTGTTCGATATCTGTGAGGGGAGTGTGCAGTACACGCTCGGTATCGATACCAAAGCTGTCAAAATAACTCTGAGGAGTACCAAACTCACTATCGTAGAATAAAAGAGCCGCATCGGGATATTTGTCCAAGTAAGATTTTGCCATCAACAATGAGAAGGCAGTTTTAAAATGTTTGGATGGACCAGCCCACATTGTAAGGCCTGGTGTTAGTCCACCATCTAAACGACCAGAAAGTGCTACATTAATAATTGGCACAGAAGTTGAAATCATATCCTTTTGTGTAAAGAATTTTGATTTGGATAGAATAGCTGAATCTTTAATTGAACTATTCTTTTTAATTTTATCTAATATACTCATCACTCACCTTTTTGTTTAAATGCTAACTCCGCTTCATAATCATACTTAGGTTCTAATTCTTTTGACTTCCTATTTGGGAAACCTCTTTTACCTTTAGATATTGGAGGTATAGATTCACCTGAAGCATCATCAATTATAATAGGTTCTTCTACCGGTTCTTTTTCTTCAATCTCTGTAATATTATCTTTTTGAATTTCAACTTTATTAAAGTCTTTTTTCTTCCAAATACCTTTATGTCTTTTGAAGGCTTCTGTTTCTCTATCTTCATCCAATTTCCTAAAAACCTTTTTAGCCTTCTCAAAAAATTCTTCGGCAGGTTTCTCGGTATCTGTAAAAACAGGAATATCACTAGCAGTTAATCCAACAATTTCTCCTTGTTTAACTATAGGAGTTCCTTCTCTTTTCTGTTGCATAGTCATGTTGGCAGCTATCAATAATAACACAGCCAATGGATCAAATACAATCATAATTAACATGATTACCAAACGAACTGCTTTATCAATTGAATCAGCATCTTCTGTACCATATATCATATCTCCAACATACTTGATAGGTCCCACTTCAGCCACAAGTTTATTAGATTCTTTTAATAATGGTAATTTCTTTTTACTGATGTCATTTAATTCTTTTTGTGTATCTTGGATTTGTTTATCTAAACGATTGCTGGCCGTTGACGGATCTTTGGCACGAGCAAGAAGATAATCCAATCTTTCTTTGGCAATCTTTTCTTGTGTATTAAGAGTTCTTACTTCTACTTGATTTGCACCAGCATCTAGTGTAGAATCAATATGTGATTTAGATAAAAAACCAAAAATACCCATAGAGGTAATAATCATTAGAATGACAACGGCAAATGTCAAGTATGATTTTAATAAAAGTGGGCAGGTTTTCCAATTACGATATAACCATGATGTAGTCACCAACTTGCTCATTTCTAAAACCGAGCCCATAAAAACGATTGGCCAAAATGCGCCAGTAAAGATTGCTGCCAATCCAATTACGGAATAATAGGCAGCAATACCAGATAATAATAATGCCGATAGTAATGTTAAAAATGTCATGAGAAGAAATCCTCTAAGTTACTTACCTTTTCAGTTGTCCACTTCATACAATCCAATATAACTTTAATTGGTTCTAAGAATGCTTTTTCAAATTGTAAATCATAATCAATGTAATTGTCAAGCCCTAGTTCCGTTGGTAACCTATTTGGATATGAAATAACGGTATCTTTGAATGGATTTGGCATCTTCAGATAGGTAAACTTAATCTTTTCACCTTCTTGGATTAATTGATATTTTTTGGTAAGATTATTTTTGTTTAAAAAGTTATTGTATAAAATAGCCCCTTTAACATGAATTGGTGTACCCAATTTATATAAAGATAAGGCATCGGAGTATTTATTCAAACCATTTAAGCCACGGGGAAAAGAAATCTCCTCAGGTGGTAACTTACGAAAATCTTCTCTGAATTTGGCAATAAAGATATGAATGTCATTCTCTGTACCATTCACCATTAATTGGATTGCCTCTTTCATCTTTTCACGAATGGCAGATGGTGTAGAAGATTTAATCATCTCCAAACCCATCACCTTCATCTGTGGTTCATTATACTGAACACCTTCATTGTTATACACATTTAGAATATATCGTTTCTTGGCAGTCCAAATACCTTTATCAGAAAGACCCTCACGTTTCATCTCCATCTTCTGTTGATAGGCGTGAACATAATCAGCAAGTTCTATATAACTATTATCAATAAAAGGTTGCATCTTATCTTCACAGATTCTATCCATGAGAGAAATTACTTTTTGTTTATCTGATGTATCCTTAATAAATTTACTAACCAACTCTCCCATTCGTAAGTAAATTGAATCAGTATCAGAAGCAATAACATAGTCAACATTTTTGGTCTCCAAAATTTTATTCATCCAAGCATTTATCTTGGCTTCAATCCAACGAATACTTAATTGCCCGGCAGTAGTAACACCAAGAGCCATGCGAAGATCATAGAAGCGAAAATACTGAGAACCAAGAGCACCGTAAGCAGAATTGAGAGAAACTTTTTTCGCCAGCTGGATGTTGTTGTATTTTGCAATTCGTTTTTCGATTTCGTAGAGTTTGTTTGAATCTTTTTCATTTTCATATTCCTGTTTAGCAGATAACATCATTTTTTTAAATTTACTTCTGTCGGTATACATTTCTTCCATCATCTTAGGCAAGAAACCCATGATATCTGTACGGAAGAATTGTCCGTTAGGAGTTACTGTTGCACCAATTAGTTTTGATGTATCAACAGATTTACTTAATAACTTATCAACAGAAACACCATCAGAAAGAATCTCACGCATTTCTGGTGTATAGTTTTCTGGATCAATTAATGTTTCTGGACTAATATTATATTGCATCATCAAATGAGGATACAAAGAGTTCAAGTCAAATGATGCCACCCAATCGTGTTTACCAACCTGAACTTCTTTAACATAGGCACCTTCAAATGCAGATGATTTCTCTTTAACGATTCTAGGTGGAACAATAATACTTTTCTCAAAGAGATAGGCATACGTCATTGAATCCCACATACGAGTTTGTGCAAAGATATCTTCAAAGTTTGTTTTGGTATCATATGCCAGAGTTACTCCCAACTCAATCAACTTTAACTTTTCTTCTAGTTTAATAATGAGCTCAACGTCTTTAATGTTATACTCAATAAACTTCTGATAGTTCAAACGATACAAGGCATGAAGGTTATCGAATTCATCATAAGAAATTTTGCCTTCACCCAATTCAACTTGAGCAATGGCATCGAGGCGATAGGACTCTTGTGACTTTCCACCAGGAGCATACCATTTGTATAGTTCAATATAATCAAGTGATTCGACACCCATAATATTGTAGGCAATCATTTCACGGCCATTGATTACAGTTTTTCTTTCACCAATATAATTCCATGGAGATAACTTCTTGGTAGCATCTTCACCAAGAATTTTACGGAAACGATTAATGATATAGGGTTCATCAAAGAACTTAGTATTCCAACCAGTCAGAATGTCTGGCGTTTTACCAGTCCACAAGGACATGAATTGTTTACATAAAGAATGTTCATCTTTACACTTCACATAGATTTCTTTGCCTTGAACTTCATAGTCGCCACAGCCAAACACATAGATTGGACCATTAAGATATTTCAATGCAATTGCTGTGATAGGTTCATTTGCTTTGTATGGGTCTGGGAATCCATTCTCTGAACCAACCTCAATATCAATTACACCAACAAGAATTTTCTCAAAGTCATAATCAACCATACCTGAGTGTTGGTCGGCAATAAAGGCATATTCAAAACGAGTTTGACCATAGATTTTGCCGGCATTAGAAACGCCTTCAAATTGTTTTACGAAATCTCTTGCTGCACGAATATCACCAAAGATTTTTTGGTCGAGATAATCACCTTCTAGTGAGTTGAAGTTTGTGATTTTTTTGGAAGGAATGTAAAGAGAAGGAGAATATTCAACTTTCTCTTTTACCCGCTTACCATTATTAATGCCTCGATATAGAATACTATTACCAAAACATTGTACATTAGTATAGAAAGAACTCAATTTAGCCTGTAATCAAAGATTTTTGTGGTGGAACAATAATACCAGAACCAAAGATTTGATTGTAATTATCAACAAAATCTTGTGCTGGAACATAGGAGTATACTACATTCTTCTTACTGATGGCAATGGTGGCACCAGATTTTTGTTCGGCATGGATTGGGAATGGAGAGAATCCAATATTTGGATTACCATCTTTACCACGAACAACGGCAATACCAACTGGATTTTCTAATACAAATTCGGTTTCAGATTCAGACTCTACTTCACCAAGAACATCTTCACCGGTAATCAATTTAAATGCTAGAATTTTCATGTTATTTCCTTTATTATATAAATACTTATGATGATTTGAATCGTAATTATACTATTTTTTGTCCCTCCTGTCAACACATTAATGGTATAATTAAATGTCTGATCCAATTATTACTGGTGCTCAAGGCGCCGTGAGTACATTAAAGGGTGCTCAAAATGTAGGTAAACAATTAGGTGGTGTGGTGTCCGACCAACAAGCGGATATGGAAGCTGCTGTGCGTGAACAACACCGCCAAAGAATGGTAGCTAAAGCTCGAAAAGACTACATGGATTCTATGGCTGAATTCAGAGCTTTTGAGAAATATGAGAAAAATAAAGCTCACGAAAAAGAAGTAGAAAACATTAAAAAACAAGCAATTTCTAAATACGGTAAGAATGCTTGGGGTGAAATTGAAGCTCTAAAATCAAAAATGGAAAGAGAGCGTTCTGCAGAAGAAAAATTAATGGATGTTGACCGTCAAAAACAAATGCAAGTATTTTGGTGGTGTATGACGGCAGCTGCTCTAGTGACGTATTTCTTTAAATTGTATAAATGAGAGAGCAACCATTAATTTTTATTGGTGTCTTACTTTTGTGTGTAGTTCTGATGATAGTAGAATCGGGAGCATTCACACGTTAATTAATTGAGGTTATTATGAATAAATTACCAATTATTATATTCACATTTGTTGTAGTAGGTTCTTTACTACTGGCCGCTTTGGAATGTTTGGCCAAATTTAAATAACCTATGGCCAAATGGCCGCACTAGGTTGTTTATATTTTTCTTTTTGCTCTTGTTCCCGTTCTATACGCTGGAACTCATCATCTTCATTCTTTGAATCCTGCTCTTCAACCGGATCATGTTCTTTTTCGGTCATCTTCCTCTACCAGCCTTTCGTTGAACAGTCATCTTAGGAACAAATTTTGGTTTGTTTATTTTAGGAGCAGGACCTACTGTTTTTAAATTGCGAACTTTTTGTAGTTGTTCTTCACGGAATTTTTTATCATCTGACATATTATCTCCTTAAAGTTGGTTGCGGGGGAAGGAATCGAACCTACGGCCCCTGGATTATGAGTCCAATGCTCTACCTCTGAGCTACCCCGCTATATTACTAATATTCCATTGCCATTTTATAATAAGATTGAACCATTTTATTACTTAGGTTCATACTTACTCTATCATTATATGAATCTTTGTAATTCGTTTTTAACAAATAATCTTTACTAAATCCTAAATTTCTTAAAGATGAATAATCCCAAGCGGACGGTATTCTAACTGACCGAGTTTCACTCCATTGTTTTTTACACCATTCTCTTGCTTGTTGTTTTGTCGTATAATCGGTTTCCCATTCGTCATTATTACTATTAAAACGATAACCATATTTTTCTGGATTCTTTTCAAATTCACTTAGACCTAATTTAGGAAATAAATCCAGTGGATTCCAAAACCAATCATGTACTTTAGACGCAAGAAACCATTCGTTTGCTTCTTTCCAATCTTTTTCTGTTTCTTTTCCTAAACCCGCAATCATCGATGTTCGTACAATAACATCATCACCCCATTCTTTTCCTATATATGTCAAAAAAGGCTTATGATTTTTAGCTCCCCAACCTTTTCCAATTATTTTGCAAGATAATGGGTCAAACGATTCAATTCCAAAATGGCAGCTTATTAGACCGGATTCTGGTAATATTTCTAATTGTTCCGGCCATATACTAATTAAATCCATTCTAACATAGCCAACAAATTCAATTTTAAAAGGCAATTCTTTTACCATTAAATAAAATTGTTTAGTTCGCTCTCGGTGTGAATTTAATGTATCATCTGTTATGTGATAATTAACAGTACCAAACTTTTCATAATTAGAAATTAAAGAATCTCTAATATTTTCCATATCTTTGTTAAAATCATCTTTGTCTTTTCCAATATGTGGATACTGACAGAACTTACATTTAAAAATACAGCCCCGACTAAATTCTAAGGGTAAAGATTCGCCTGGCAAAATAAAATCATTTTCTGCAAATATCATGTTACATGATTGAATATTATATACGGTAGTAGTACTATAAATTTTGTTAAGGCCGGGGCCTAACGTAAAAGTAGGAGCAGGTGTGCCTTTAAAAATGTGGTTACAATATTCTAAAAATGATTGTTCGGCTTCTCCCGTAAAAATACCATCTAGTTTAAAATTAATTTTTTTATGTTCATATTTTAAGAAATTTTGAACCCATTGTCCTCCGGTAACTATTTTAACCCAAGGAAAGTTTTCTTTAATCTCAAAAAGAATATCAAATATTGGTTGTTCACTTTTTTCTAAGCGTTGTTGACTATTTAGAATACAAAAAGGAGCATAACCTACAACTTTAGTTTCGTGTGTTATAAATTTTTTAAAAAGACATAATCTTTCTTCTTTGGTCATAAAGTATAAAAAATCTAACACCTGTGTAGAAAATCCATTGGTTCTTAACCACCAAGCAATTTGATAAGGACCCAAATATCTAACTTGTCTTTCTGAATCAGTATTGGTTGTTAGAATCACCACTTGCATTTACAATTAATCCTTTGCTGTCTAAGTCAGTAACAGTAGCTACATAAGATGTTTGATCAGCTGGTTTTTGAAAATAAGATGGCACTGGCTGAGATTCGTAATGAGCAATCGTTAACAAATATCTATTAACTGTTCCATAATTAAAAACTAAATGTGGAATTTGTGAATTTAACAAATAAAGTGTATTTGATTCATATCGTAGTGATGTAAAAGGACTGTACATAAATTCGTTTGGATCAATTATTTGATCTGGACCACAAGTGTGCGCAAATGCTAAAATATAATTTGGATCATCTGTTAGTAACATATTAAATGCTATATTACGCCACGCATCACGATGCCAATTATACAAATATCCAGGTTCCATTAAAAAAATCTTAGCTTTTAATTTGTATTGCTGCATTACCTCGTAGATAGCTTCGCCTTTAAAATAATCATCAGGTAAGGAGTATCTAAGGAAAGTTTTCTTTTCGCTGTATAAACGAACATCAACATGGCCGTAATCATAATTTAAATGCTCAGCCCAAATTGGATGATTGTTTGATAGGTGTAGATTTAACTTTTCAAAACAATTATTATTATTCATATAAGATAATTGTAATTAAATTAAACCGAGTGCCAGAGTTCGTCACGATATTCATCTTTATTACAACCACAGGTTGGACATTTAAATTCTTCAGGCAATTGTTCCCATTCGCCTTCTTTTTCGTTGTCGTGGAGATGATTACACACTATGCAAATATGCAATATTTCTGCTGTCATATTGGTGCCTTTAATAATGGAGCGGGATATTGGAATCGAACCAATAACGAGAGGTTGGAAACCTCTAGTTTTACCATTAAACTAATCCCGCAAAATTTGGAGCGGTGGTCTGCTTTGCTCAGATAATATAAGAGGGTATCTCACACCGTACTATTACACACCGCATATTTAATACTATATACTACTTATACATTATTGTCAATGGTTATAGTAAAATATACCAAAATACACTTTACTATAACCACTCTTTTTAGACTTCTCTAAACGCCTTACTGCTTTGTTACTCTTACGATGAACTCCTGCTTTACGAAACAATGCCAATTTGACAAGATAGTTTCGTGGCTGAGGAGATGTTTTCTTTTTCATAATACTCTCCTTAAAATAAAAAACCCTAGTAAAAACTAGGGTTAAATGTTTACTACTTATATAATCTATTTCCAACCCAATGGTTCAGGAATAATATCTGCATCTGGATTACTAACACCATTAAATACTTCCCAAAGTTTTTCTTTAATAGCAAACTTGGTAAATAAACCAGCTTCATATCCGTGTGCTTCTATTTCCCAAGGTTGAACCCAATAATCAATCGTATCAGAATCAACTCTTTCACCTTTCCAACGAGTTAATTTTTCGTTGGTTTCTCCATAGATATATTGCTTAACATGAACCATCTCATGTGCCAAGGTTTTTAAAATATCATATCCGCTAATACCCGAATGGATTTCAATTTCAAATTCTCTTGGTTTACCACTATCATTATAATCTTCAACTGAAGCATAACCATAAGCGGGTATGTCTTTATTGAATTTTATACGAACAAAAATGTTTTCCAACATCTTTTCAGATATTAATTCTTTTGCATAAAACTGAGCAGCACGCTTCACAAACGGTCTAAAACGCTTTTTATCGGGACAACCAACTATACTTAGCTGCATTTGGGGCCTCTCTCCTTAATAAGTTGACCCAATATAAAGCTATTTATGAACTACATCAATTTCACCTGGTGAAACTACTTCTCTACTTTAGATACCATTATACTACATTTTTCTAAGAATGTCAAGCCTTCATCGGACTTGTAGGAATCACGGTAATATACCGTTTTGACACCCATGGCATACATCTGTTTAGCACAGTCAATACACGGAGCATGGGTCAGGAACATAGTGGAACCATCTCCAGATTCGTTGCCTTTGGCCAACTTAGCGATGGCATTGGCCTCTGCATGAATCACCTCAGGTTTGGTTTTAGTAGTTATGGTATCGTCTGATAACTGGATATAATCCTCACAGTTGTTATCCCAACCACTTGGCATACCATTGTAACCAATACTAATAATTCGGTCATCCTTAACTACAATGGCACCAACCTGTAATCGTTTGGCGGAAGATAATTGAGAGAACCTTTGAGCCACATCCATGTAAGCACGGATAAACTTATCTTTCATTACCAACTTCCGTCATCTACCCAAAGCCGAATTGTAATAGGCAACAACTCAATCAATAAAGCATCTTGTTCCCACGCCTCATTGGTTTTATTATATGAACAAGAAAGCCTCCAATGAAACGGATTTAACTTTATTGTGATATTACATCCAGAATATTTTAACCAGTTCATTCTACCCCCAATTGATATTTAATGTATTTGTCTTTTATCATATCCGGTATAGTTAGATATGGTTCTTCTAAGAGAAATGGACAAGGTTTACCCCACCTATTACTACTCAAAAAAGTCTTTAATAAAAAAACATGTTCTTTATTCTTTGGATTAAACAAATGCTTTTGATTTGCTAATGTTTGAAGTTCAATTAGTTTACTCATTTTACATACTCCAAATTATCTTTACGCATATAATGAATAACTTGTGTTTCACCAGTAGGTATAGTTTTGACTACAGGAATAAAAGTGATACCTTCAATCTCATTGGTTGCCCAATTTGAATAGGTATAATAGATGTCTTGATTCGTTTTTGAACGAACCTTTTTAAGGACGGCTTTATTACCATTTGTAGTGGCAATATAACCAGGTCGAGAGGGTTTAGTTTTGTTCCAGTTTTTCATGATATAATTATAACTCAAAAGAAGGGGGCTGTCAAGAGCCCCCTGTATTATCTACCGTTTGGGTAGTTCAATTGTTCCCATTCCTCATCGGATACAGGCCACCAATTAATCATCCTTGGATTTTACGGTAATTTTCTTTACCGCATCTTGAACTTTTACCATGTTCTCCAACCAAACTTTAAGCATACCATTAGTAATTTCGGCATCTTTAATCTCTACCTTGTCGGCAAGAGTAAAGGCACGATTGAAATTACGATTAGCAATACCTTTGTAGATATAGTTATCATCACCAGAACTATCAACAACGGCACCTTTGATTACCAATTTGTTACCTTCTAAAGTAACTTCAATGTCGGTCTTAGCAAATCCAGCAACTGCCATTTCAATGACATACTTGTTGTCTTTTACTTGTTTGATATTGTATGGGGGATAAGCAGGTGTTGCTTTGGCGACTGTTTCAGAGATATCACGGATTTGGTCTAGTACATCATCAAAACCAACTGTGAAAGGATCCAAAGATTTGGATAGTGTAGCCCATTGTGGGAATAATAGATTTGTGCTTGTCATATGTTTCTCCTTAAATTCAAGCGAGTTAATCAATATAAAACTGTGGCCTCAGATGAGCACCACACCATAAGTATACTAGTATTTATACTAGTTTGTCAATAGGCACCTGGTTTTTTACCAATATTATATTTGGGTGTCAATTCCCAATCATCTTTTTCTTTGTGGGAAAGTATCTTAATCTGTGATAGAAAGATAGGAAGAGGTTCCTCAATCTGTTTGGCATTGACAAGCTTTACCAGTCCCCAATCAGATAACAATTTGGCAATGGCATTCCTACGAGATAAGTCATTTTCGGAAATATCAGTTGGTTTACCATCCAAAGCAAAGAGTTCTTTGAAATGTACGATATAATACTTACCTTGCTTATGTAGAATATGGCAAGATTGGTAGAGAATTCTGTCTTTTTTGGAAGCTACACCTATACGGGTTAATGTTTCACGAACTTTAAGAAAATCATCTTTTTCACCCAATGTAACTTCAACTAAATCAATAATTGAAATCATTAATTGTTCACTCCGCCTTTATTTGTTTTTGCTCTTATTTCAGCGATTTGTTCTTCATTGAGAATACGGAGAACTTCTTTGGCTCTTTCATTAGAATATCCAAAGTATTGCTTCACGCATTCTATATCTTTATCGGTCGATGCTTTCTGCCACGGTTGGTAGTCCCGTTTCATAGACCTTATGGTATTTAGAAGATATGAATATTGCATATCTCCATCCAAGTCGGAGTGAAGGTTCATCTCATTGGCATATAGAACACAGTCCATGTGGTACGCCAAGGCACGATTAACCATAAATGCTTGCTTCTTGTATTCTTTTACATCGAATTCATTTTGCAAAACATTCTTTTTAGTTTTTAAAATTGAGGGTATAACTTCTTTGAATAGGTCTGCCATATCAATACATTGTGGAAAGTAATAGTTGTAACTCCTTTGATTTCTCATCTGTCATCTTAGTAACAGGAATCAAAGCTTCTTGTTTGATAGGAATTAAAATTCTTTCTTTGCCCCATCTATCTTTCCAATTCTTATATTCAAATTTATTTGGTACTGCTCTATAAATCCATCCGTCAGAAAAATGTGGCCATGTAGGATGTGGAACAGAAACAAAATATAATACATCTGCTTCTGTACATTTACGAAGTTGATTTGGTAAAAAACTAAACGAATCTAATTTGATAAAGGGTGCTTGTGTTTTAACTTCAACTTTATATTTACCATCTACAAGAATATCTTTTTCACGGTCATACTTGTTGTCATCATAAACATGATACACATCAATATCAAATTGACGAAGCATCTCTACAATAACTTTTTCACCTTCTAAACCTAATTTTAGAATATTTGTATGGTTCATTTTAATAACTCCGTAGAGTATTGTGGAATATCAACAACATCTTTTTCTTGGCGTTTGGCCAATTCCAATTCATATACACGATTTCTTAATTCAGAAGTGCTATATGTGTGTTGTCGTTTATGATAGAATAATTCTATACCATTGTCCATACAATATTGTTTACCGGTAAAATCTCTGTATAGATATTCATCACTCAAAAAACGAATGTGCATATCTTGTGTCATAATAAGATTGAGTAATTCTTTTTCGGTGTCGTATAATAGAATCTCATCAACATACTTACAGGCTTGAACCTGAGCATATCTTTCATAGATAGATTGTACTGGCTTATTTTTTAAACCAGGTCTATCTGTTGTGGGGTCTACTTGAAGAGCTACTTTGAGATAATCACACCGTTCTTTTTCCATTTTTAACATGGTAACGTGGCCGGCATGAAACAAATCAAAACATGAACAATTAAATCCTATTTTCATTTGAAATCACAATCTACCATGATTTCGGTCAAACAAGCAATCATATTGATTTCATGGTCGGCAACAAAGGCAGATTGATATTGGTATCTAGCTAGAATGAGAACCAATTGTGGTACTGAAGCAGGTTTAAGAACCTCATATAGTCCATCGTATAGTTTACGATAAACTTTTACTGGATCATTGTCGAGGTTGTTGGTTACCCACTTACGAGTAGATGCAAAGTCTTTATCTTTTAACGAAGTAATAAGAGTATCAAGTTGTACATCAGCAATATTAGACAAAATACCAGCATCAATGGTGCCAGAAACCGAGTATCGTTGCAGTTCATTGAGAACTCTACGATTATCTGGAAAGTGTTTTGTGATAACTGCTGCCACGACATCTTTAGAATAGGTGATGTTTTCTTGTTCAAGTATCCACTCAACTCTTTTAAAGAATTGTGCAGCCATCTTGGCTTTAGAACCGTTGATTTTAAAATCGACCACAGAACAACGAGAGTGTATCGGATCGATGATACGGTTCTTAAAGTTGCAAGTGAAAATGAATGAACAGTTTGAGGAGAATTCTTCAATTGCTCCACGCAATGCTGGCTGTGTTGAATTAGCGTTAAGATAGTCGGCCTCATCAATGATAATAACCTTGCGACCACCTGCAAGAGAAACTGAAGAAGCGTAGTTCTTAATCTTGTTACGAAGTACATCAATACCTGATTCATCTGAACCATTGATAACAATATAATCACACCCAACTTCATTACATAGTGCCTTAGCAATAGTTGTTTTTCCAACGCCTGCTGAGCCAGATAATAATAGATTCGGTATTTCTTTTCTGTTAACGTACTCTTGGAACGTAGATTTAATGGCATCAGGTAAAATACATTCTTCAATAGTTTTTGGCCGATACTTCTCGACCCATAATAAATGTTCCATCACAAACTCCCATAATATAATTTACTTCTTTAGGTATTACTTCAATACGCCTTGTAGTACACCAACAGCATCAATTTGTTTTTCTTCAATTAGAAAAGAACCATTCAACAAATTCAATACAGTTTTACCTTTATGTTCTTCATCGGAGGCAATAAAAACTCCAACAACATATTCTGGATTAACTGCAAACTTATTTTGTGTTACCGCATCTGTAAAATAAACTAACATAATTACCCTTCAATTTTAGTTTCTTTAGCCTCAAATGCAATCCAGTATTGGATGTCATCTTTGGTGTTTTTAAAATGTCCAATACCTTTAAAAGAAATCTTAACATCATATGTACCAGAAATCAACTTAATGTTCTCTGCTTTGAATACGATAGAGTATTTCTTTCCGTTACCTTGACCTACTTCAATTGTGTTTGTGTGTGCTGCATTATTGCCGGCATCAAATGAAACAATATTGACAGTTTCACCATCAGATTGTACAGAGATGTGTGGAGAAGATAATACATTGGTTGCCTTCATAACGGCATCATAATCTTCTGATGTCAAAGTGAATTCACAATCTACAGAAGGAAGTGTTAGTTCTTTTTCTGGAGGAGTTACAATCATTTCTTTGGCAGTCATACGATAGTTACCTGAACGCTTGCCAGATTTAAAGATTACATCTGATGCAGTAAAGTCAATCTCACAATCTTTATAAAGACCTTGAACGGATAAGAACTCATTCAAATCATAGATACAGAATTCTTGTGGGAATTCATCTTTGAGATTGGCTTGTGCTAATACAGTTTTACTGGAAGATACTGTGGTAAGTTTCTTTCCTTGTTTAAATTGAATGCCTTGATTGATTGTTGAAAAGTTTTTCAATACGGTTAGGGTTTCATTTGACAGCTTCATTTACTTCTCCATTATTTAAAGAATACATTATATCATGTTCATATAGAAACATCAAGCAGCACATTGCGTGTGCCAAGTGATGTATACCAGATTCGGGATCGATTTGTTCCCCTTGTTTCCATGACCACACATGACGTTGTAGTGCATCGAAATACCTACGTTTGGCATCCGGTACTTTTTGCCAATTATCTCTTTCATACTTCTGAGCACCAAAAGTTAATACCTTAACAGTTTCTTCTAGTGCTAATGGTGGTAACAAACCATATTCTAATTTGCCACCATCAAATTTACGGCCAATGATTTGTTCGAGAGTGTCAAACCCAACATCTTCATAACCTGGATGATAAGGTGCTTCTGAAACCAATTTAACATTGTCATCAGTACCTTTATTACCCTTACTATCTTGCCATGCCATGTTACATTTCTCCGACAAAATTAGCAACAGCTGGCATATCTCCTTGGAAGTGATATGTACCAATGTGTGATGTTTTCATCCAAGGACAAAGGTGAATTTTTCCACCAATCTTACGCCACATCTGACAGAACATATAATCTTCTGATAGGTAGCGGTCAGAACCACCACCAGTAATTGAATCAGCAGTATCAATGACTGTATCAAAGTAAGCATGAATGTAACGAGAACCATCAAAGTGTGCCTGTCCTACATGGTCAGGTTTATAACGAATCATTGGGAATGCTTCTTTTAATTTTGTAAATACTTCACGCTTCATCATCATAAAGCCTGTACCAATTTCCATAACTTCTAAAGGTTCTGTAACAGAGAATTGTGCCGTGCCTTTAACTGGATTAAACACATAATCACCAGTAACTTTCTCAAGCATACCAGGATCAATATCTGGATTTTTTGTTACTGCTGTTTTAACAGACTTCCATTTAATTGCTTTCTTTGGATAAGGACCACCAGAAACTTCTTTGTCCATAGCCAAGAGTGCAATCACATCTTGCGGATTAAAGTGGATGTCCGAATCAATAAACAACATATGAGTGCAATCGGAACGATGGAGATATTCATCGACAAGATAATTTCTTGCTCGTGTAATTAGGGACTCATTAAATAGAAATGAGAATTTTACTTGTATGCCATACTGCATACAGAGGCCTTGTAAATCTAAACACGCTTTCATGTAAAGACCGTGGTTCATACCACCATACATAGGCGTTGCTACAAACAGACTTTTTGTTTGCAAATCTTCTTTTTTTATTGATATTTCCATTTGTGCTCCGATAATGATAAAAAGAGGGACCTAAGTCCCTCTACGAATTAAACTTCTTGGTGTGGTTGGTTGAAGCTATAACCGGCAGCCAAAGCAGCTTTGACAAGTGCCTTAGTTGGTTTACCCATACGATACAAATTGAACTTTGTACCATCATTGCGGGTTTGTGTGTTTGTGTAAATCACATGGCCTTCTTGACGTAACTCATCGATACGAGCTGAAACGTTTTGAATACCAAATTTAGCACGAGCTTGACTTGTGGTTAGACCATAGTCAGAATTCTTGCTTAAATAGTTTACGATTTTTTGTTTAGCAGATAATTTGCTCATTGTAATACTCCATAGTAAAGTTAATAATAAATCCTTGCCTTAAGCAAGTTCTCACATCATATCATTATGTATGTGATTTGTCAAGCGTTTATCGACCAACTTGTGGTAAATATTTCGCTTTGGTATCTTCCCATGACAGGTAAATCAAATCGTCATAGAAAAGAGTTTCATATGAAACATTGTTTTTCTTTTGTAATTGCCGAATTCTACCTTTGGCATACTTTGTTTTCCAAATAATAGATAATGCTTCTACGCTGGTATCAAATGACTTTACCAGTTTATCTTCTGTAATTTGTTTACAAAGATATTCATTGGTATTATTATAGAGTGGACTAAAATAGATACCACGTTGATGTTCCGTTCTTGTTAATTCTTTTGGTATACCAAGTTTTGGATATGCAAAATGTAATGAACGATTTTTATGGTCACGCTTAAGCGGAAGACCTTGTAGATTCTTGGCTTCCCACCACTCAAAATATTTCTTAGTGTGTTCTTCTTTTAACCACTCAAAAATCATTTTCTTGGTTGCTCTACTAGGTTCAAATGCCACAGAACCACTTGAGAAACCCATTTTATTCCAATGTTCTAATCCATCATACTGAGAAAGACCACCAGACTTAGTATTCCCATAAAGACTAGTAGTTGTAACTCCAACAAGGACATCTCCATATCTTTCCTTCCAATCTTTTTGAACTGTATCAGCCAAACAAAGTAAAGCAAGTAATTTACCACCCATGTAATTAAAGCCGAGTGGTTGTAATGGAACGATAGTGGAACCAATTGCGGTATGATTAATCATTCCTTGTTGCGTTTTAACATCTCTATCCCATCCAATTGCTTTATCTCTAGGAGTTAAGTCCAGAAAGTCTGATGAGATACATATTACACCCAAGTATTTATTGGTAATCTCATCTTCAATCGTATAGAATAAGTTACGACCAATATTGGAGTTGTTCTTCATTGTAGAAGAAAAAGTACGAATGGCATTCCATGTTTCTGCCAATTCACCATTATGTAATTTCATAACGGGTTTTAATTTTTCATAATCATCCGGCTCAGTTGGCATCCAGAAATTATTTTTAACTTGTTTAATAAGTTTCTCTTGTTCAGGATAAACCATGTGAGTTTCTTGGCCAAACAATGTAGATACTTCTTGAACAGGATATCTTTCTTTTACTTCACACCATTTTTGGTACAGAGTATATTCACGGACATCCATTTGAGAAGCATAAGTTAAATCTTCAGTAAGAACTTTTACCAGTTGTTCTTTATCAATGTGTTTGAATGTGGAAGGTGGATTCTTTTCAGACCAATCTTTCCATTGTTTATCTACATATTCAATTGGTGTTGCCATTAACGAATTCTCAATTTCTTTATCATTTTGTTTCTTTTACTCATACCAGATTGTAATGCCATTGGTTTTACTTTATCAGTATACACTATTCCATTTTGGTGGTCAAGCTCATGCAAAAAACATCGAGCAGATATACCACTATACTTTGCCGTTCTGGTAGCTCCATTGAAGTCTTGGTATTCTACCTCAATTGTTTCAGGTCTGGTAATTCTTAATCCTAAAAGTGGAAAAGATAAACAACCCTCAATCATGTGGCATTCACCAATTGTGGAAGTAATCTTGGGATTAAAAAATGCCACATATTCTTCACCATGTCCCATTACAAATACTCTGTGTTTTAGTCCACATTGATTGGCGGACAATCCATAACCTTTGTGTAGTTTACAGGTTTCTACCAATACTGTGGCTAATGCCATAGGATTAACTGGTGGATTTTTAAAATCAAACTCTGGCATTACCTCTTTTAAAATTGGATTATTTTCGCCAACTAAAGGTAATGTTTGTTGTTGTGGTGTGGGTTGTTTAACAACTTCTTCCGTGTTATATGTAAAGACTTCACTCATTTTGCCACCTGACTAAAATTATTCTTTTTCTCAAATTTAATGATTGACCTAAACTTATCAAACAGTTGGTCGCCTTTATGGGAGATAACAAAAATATTTGTATCAGAACCCATTTCATGAATCAACTTCAAAAACTCCTCTGTGCCTACACCATCTAAACTAGAATCAAATACTTCATCTAAAATTAATAGGTTGGTGTTGGTACTATTCTTTAACTTAGCAATCTGTCGCCATGTAAACAGTAGTGCCAAGTCAATACGCATCTTTTCACCTTCTGAAAAGTTAGCATAACCAAATTCATCACGGTGTCTACTCTTAATTGTTTCCTCAAAGTTTTCATTGATATTGAAGTTCACAAAGAAGTCCATTGCAGTCAAATACTTATTAATTAACTTATTCATAATAGGTAAGTATTGACGAATAATCTTGGTTTTAATACCAGTATCTTTTAATAAAGAACCGGCAAACTCATAGTATTGTTTTTCTGATGATAGTTCTTCTTGCTTCACAATCAGTTTGGCCAATTCTTCCCGTAACTCTTTAAGTTTGGCATTTTCTTCTTCTAGATTATCTTTACGATTGGCAAGTTCTTCAACTTCACTTTGAATCTTATTAATATATTTGTTAATGGCAGATATCGTAGAGTTGTGTTTAACAATCTCATTATTGTGGCCACCAATGTGTTTAATGATATCTTGTATTTGTTCTATTCTTTGGTTTGCTTGAGTAATCTGTGTAGAGATTTCCTCAAGGCCTTGCCGTTGAGTAGTGACTTTGGATTTTCTTTCTTCAACTTGCTCTCGCTTAAACTCTCCTTCGATGGTTTGTTTGCAGGTTGGGCAGTTGTCGTGTTCTTCATAGAAAGCAATATCCTTTTCATTCTTTTTAATGTTGGTTTCAATCTTCGATTCTAACTGTAACAGCTTCTTACTTTTCTTTTCCACAGAAAGTTTATCTTCTATCTTTTTCTGGAGAACATCAATATGTTTTTGAATTAAACTTATATCTCTTTGTAGAGTAAAAGTTTGGTCTATACTTGTGGCAATCTCTTTCTTTTTCTTTTCAATTTCCTCATCATTCCGATTCTTATGTTCCTCAATGCTTTGCTTTTGGAAATTAATTCTTTCGGATGTCAAGTCCATTTCATGTTTGGTTTTTGTGGTGGAATCTTTAATGATTGCCATCTTTTCTTTGACCACACCATTCATGGAAGAGAAAATTTGAATATCTAATAAGTCCTCAATGATTGCTCTTCGGTCAGCAGGAGTAAGTTGCATAAATGGAACAAACGATGCCGAACCTAATATAACCACTTGAGTAAAGGATTTAAAATTTAATTTGAGAATAAACTTCTCTAAATGTTCTTGGTAATCTTTTGCCTTGGCATCTTGGTCAACCAACTTATCATTACAATATACTTCAAATGTATTTGGTTTAATACCACGAATAACTTTGTATTGTTTTTTACCAATAGCAAATTCAATTTCAACAATGGCTGCTTGAGCATTGATAGAGTTTAATAACTGTGGTTTGTTAATCTTACGAAAGGGTTTACCAAAGAGTCCAAAACACAAGGCATCTAAAATGGTGGACTTACCCGCACCATTGTTACCAATAATTAGTGTATTGGGTGACCTCTGTAAATCAATCTCTGTAAAATTTTGTCCTGTTGATAAAAAGTTTTTCCAACGGACTTTTTGAAATATAATCATTTATTAAAGTGGTCTTTGATTGCTTCACATACCAGAACTTTACCATCATAAGATTTATCGAGTCCTGAATGGTCTAGTGTATATTTTCTAGCGGCATCCATACAGGTATTAATAATTAGTTCTGCAAAGTATTCAATTTCTTTATCGGTCACTTCACGATTATCATACGCAATGTGTAATCCAGACCTTTCAACCAACTCTTTAATTTTATTCTTCATGCTTGCTCCTGATTCAATGCCTCAATGTAAAGTTCTTTGAGAACCGATTTGAGTTTATCATTATTAATATGTTCTTCTTTAATACCATCCACAAACTTGTTAATGATTGAAATAGTATCTTCTGCTTGGTTAACTATATCATCATCCAGACCTTCTGTCAAGTCAATCATATCTTCGGCAATGGTAACATCAACTGGATTTACATCATATAAGTTACTCATGAACTTATCAAACAGATAGGGGTTAGTTTTGTTGAGTACCACTACCTTAACATATGTTCCGGTATACTTGCTTAAATCTTTACTGGTAATTTCGGTAATACTATTTTCTTTATCATCATAGGTAATACGATGAAACATTACGTTTGGGTTCTCGATAAATTCCAAATCAAGAGTATCAATATCAAACAAATGAAAGCCCCTCGGATCATTATAATCCTGCCAGGTGAGTTCGTAAGGATTACCAAGATAACGGATATTATCTTGATTTGAACGATGGTGATAGTGACCTGAAAAAACAATATCAAATTTTTTAAATATTCCACGATCCAATCCTTCATAGTTTGGTATACCACGATTCATGGCAAAGCCAGAAATTTCAAGATGTCCCATACAAATACTTGAATCGGTGTCGGATAACACAAACATACTATCATCATAATTTTCTGGACAAATCCAAGGTATCATACAAATAGGATATTTTTCATCATTCAACCAAATTGTGGTTGGTTTATCGATTACATTAATATTAGTATATTCTTTTAGTAGTAGGTCTACTGAATTAACATTGTTTGTATTCTTAAAATAAGTATCGTGGTTACCTGCCAGCATATGGACTTGAATGTTCCTTTTGGCCAACTCATCAAAGAACATTTCTTTGGCACGTTTTAAAGAATAAAAGTTTATATATTTGCGGCGATCAAAAGTGTCACCAAGGATGAGAACAGTATTAATACCAGCATTGTCAATAGTAGGAAAAAATGTATCCTTATAGAACTTCTCATAATAATCTAAAAAATGGATTGAATCATTACGAGCACCAAAGTGCTGGTCGGTAATAATTGCTACTTTAGTTTCGGTCTGGTTTTTTGTTGTCAACGTCATTATAATATTTAATTTCTAATACTGATTCAAGTGGTTGTTCGTTGGCAAACACGGTTGCCTCATGTAGTGTTTCAAATACTTTAAACCTTAAGCTTCCTCCACTCAAGGTATAATTAACTTTATACATTATATCATTCTCCTAAAAACTTTTCAAGGCCTTTTGGTTTGTTTACCTCTTTTTTAGCCTTCTTGGCGTCCTCATATGTTTCAATAAATTCGGCAATATTATCATAGAGTTCAAATTGTTTGGTGGTACCATCTTCAAATTCTAATAATTCCATTTCATCTAATATACCCATTTGTTCAGTAGCTTTATACTTCACATAAGTTTGTTTCTTTTCTTTTTGGATTCTTCGTAAAAAGGCATAGTAGATAATTTGAGTAAAATAGGCAAATGGATTCTTGGATTTGGTAGCATCAAAGTTACCAAAATACATTAAACAGTTTTCAATACCATCTGACATCATTTCATCACGATAGGTATAATTAATGAAGTTAGGTTTGTGTGACAAACCTTCAGCAATCTTCATAAAGCATTCTCCTATGTAATTAGGAATAGGAGGAGGTTCTGTTTTATTCTTCTTTGCCTCTTTACAACCATCTTGATAGTCAACTAGAGCCTGTAGAAAATCGGCATTGTTTATATAATGTTTTTGTTTAGTAGCCATGTTTACCACATAATGTTATTGACAAACGCTTGACAATAGTATAAAGTCGAGTATGTCCTTGGTTGAAAGTATTAATGGATTGTATCTCCATTATTCCTAAGTTCTTCAAATTCATTTATCATTTCCTGTATTTCATCATCATCTAAATCATCAATGGCGTTCTTTGCTGCCAACAATGTTTTAATCTTTTCCACAGTATTACAATAATATTCACAGAAATCTTCTGCTGGTTCTAATACGGCTATTATATCTTTATGTGTTAATTCAATTTCATTTTTTTTAATCAGTTGTACCGGTAACCAATGCCTCATAATTAATCCAGAGGAATTGTTACGAAAATCAATTTCAAAAGACATAGGCTCTTCCAGTTTGTAATTGCCATATTCATTGGTTGTTAATGTACCTACTAAATCTTCACCATTCTGTAATTTGACTATTCTAATATTATCCATTTTTTAGTCCTATCTTATAGATTTTGAATGGGAACTTCTCCTCATTATATATCTTTGTCCTATCCACAAAGTGTTTCAAAGTATAATTCATATGTTTTTTATATCTAAGATCATCAGATATATCATACAAAGTTGCTATTTCTTTGCCTTCATTCTGTCGTAAGCCTCGTCCAATACTTTGCAAAGTTCGAATGCTCGATTTTGTTGGCATTGCAAATATAATGTTATGCAGGTTCCTAATATTAATTCCAGTAGAAAAAGTCCCAAAACTAGCCACAATAATAGCATCTTGTTCTATCTCCATAATTTTTCTAATATCTTCACGGTCTGTTGTATCAACACCACCATGAATAAAGAAAACTTTTCTGTTGCCAATTTTCTCTGTATCCTTTATCATATCATACAGTATTTTGCCATGCTTGTCAACCATTTGATATAAAACAAGTGTATTTTTACCTAAGCTAACTGTAAGATTCTTAATGAATTTATTACGAATTTCATGTGATATTAGATACTGAATTTCTTCAGCATAAGTTTTATCTTTTACGAACAAACATTCTTCATCGGTATGTTTTAATACAAGACATTTAATTTCAAAGTTGGACAGCTGGTCTTTATCAATTAATTCTTTTGTGGTAATAACTTTTTTTATAGAACCGAATAAACCTTCTAATACTAGTTTATGAGTTTTAGTTCCATCTAATGTACCTGTAAGACCAATACGGTATTTGGCATTGACACAAGATGTAAGGATTGTGGTTAAAGACTGTGCTTTAAAGTTATGTGCCTCATCACCAATGACATAATCAAACTGTTCAAAATATTCTTTTGGCATTTTATACAAAGACTGCCAAGTGGATATTGTCAACGGTTTGTCGGTGTTTTTATCTTTGCCTTGATAGATACGGTGTATGTGTTCTTCCATACTACCATCATTATAATCACCAAAGTCTGAGAATAACTGTTCAACCAAAGAAGTGGTTGGAACAATAACAAGTCCTTTTAAATCTTGGTATTGCCAAAGTTGCCTGAAGATGAGGTAGATGATGAGTGATTTACCTGAAGCTGTTGGAGATAAAAGTAACGCTCGGCGCTTCTGCATTGCATGAACAAAGGCATTAATCTGGTGTTCTCTAACCTCAATTGGTTCACCACGAGCATGTGGGTTAATTTGTTCGATAAACTTCTTTGCATGATATACTGAGTACTCATCTTCCGTATCCAAATTGTTTTCATATTCACATGTGTAATCCCGTGATTCACAGAACTCTCTAACATAATCCAACAAACCAAGATACAATTGGCTTGTTTGTAGATTATATAATCTTATCTTTCCATCCCAAATTCTATTACGATAAGCAGGAACAAACTGGTAGCCAGGAACAAAGAATGTGAAAAACTCCGACAACTCTTGTGCTATGTGTTTTTCACAAGTTATCTTGGCATACACTTCATTTTTTTTGGAGATTACTATATCATTGACCGCCAATAAATCTCTCCCATGATATAAATTCTCTTAATTGCCATGTTCTTTGTTTCAGTTCATTTAAAATGGATTCAAGTACAGATACCGTTTCTTCATGGTATACTTTCTTCTCTAACATTTTAATCATGTCATCATCACCTTCTAAGTAGGCATTGATATCCGATTTTAATACGAATTGAAATGGTGTCCATCCACGAGCATCAAGTTCTTCTTGGTCCATACGACCAGAATAATACTCAATTTTTACCTTGCGCATACGCTGATAATCAAAGTGTGCTTTTTTGGAAGCAATCTTATGTTTGGTAAGAATGGAGAGATATTTGTTGTGTAGTTTAGGAATCTTTAACATCTCCTTACCGGGTTCGGTTTGGTCAATGTCGGTATCTGATTCCCAATACTTTAATATTTGTTCTAAATTTTCCATAATATATTCAAAAAAGGTTTATAAAACCATAGGATACTACATTATTAGTTTACTTGTCAAGCTATAATGCTTCAAATAAGTGGTAATCAAAAATAAAGCTGGCACTAGCATATACAATGTCATCGGCCGTCATTTTGGTATCAAACTGAATGTCTGATAGGGAGATAGGGAAAGCATTTACAAACTTTACCCTAAGTGTTGGATTGTTTAAATTGTTTAATACAGTCAATGTGGCATCACCATAATTCTTTAATCCGCCAGACCTGTATTGGTTCTGTACATCAGTTAACCTTTTTCTTTCAGAAAAACTCTCTGGTGCTGCGATGGAACGGAACCAATCATGGAGTTGGCGCCAACTGTCCAGCTTCTCATCAACCGCAAAATCAATGTTTAACTGGTTGTAAGAAAGCTTATTACCAGGTGCATATATGTCTGCACTTGGTGTAGAGATTGGAGCCTGTCCTATACTTACCCCTGGTATGTTTACCGCTTGGCAGAAGTATTGAACAGAACCAATCCTATCAAAAGTCAACAGGTATTTTGTTGGTTGTAGATAGTTGGTGTTTTGAGGAATTCTGGTGATTGCTGTCATACTAGTATTTAGGTTACTTCTGGATCATCCAACAACCTTCATTAACATGGTGGTCTGGATCATCTCTTAAAGAAATAATGGAATCTTTATCAATACCCATTTTTTCACAGAATTGGTAGATTCCGTTTCTTACGGTGTTTACTCCACGGTCATCTGTGAACCAATCGTGACCAGAGAAAATACCACCTTTTTTAACTTTAGGCCAGTAGTTCATACAATCTTGGTATACGGACTTGTGTGAATGATTTGCATCAATAAAAATCCAATCCAATGATTCATTCTCAATAAATTGATGACCTTCATCTGAAGATTTTTTAATTAAAACCACTTTATCTGTATTTTTATTATCAGGACTATTCAACTTATCTAAAAATGTTTCACCAACACCTTTCATCATTCCACCATCCATATGACCCCAAGGACAATCATCTGAATAATCTTTGTATTCGTCCCATTGGTCAACGGCATAATATTTGGTAATCTTTGGAACTTTTTCCATCATGTGAAACATATTTGTACCAAAAGCAACACCGACTTCTGCGGCAACAATATCACGGTCAAGAGCATTTAAGATTTTAATAAAACCAGAAGAACTTTCTCTTTCAAAAATATCTGAACTGGCTAACCATTCGGCATATGGCTTAAAATAATATGGATCAGTAAACATAATAACTTCCTTTTCAAAATAATAAAAAATACTATTACTATTTATATGACAAAAAAAAGACCACCCGAAGGTGGTCTTTGAAATATCACTCTGAGGTGATTTTTTTTATTACTATTACATGAGGTTCTTAACACCAAACAAACGATAGTAAACGTTGGTACGAGCCAACAATTTGCCATTATCTGCACCAGGAATATTAGCGCCTTGTGCGAATGGGTTAGCAACCATTCCATAACGTGTCTTAAAGCCAATCTTAGGTTGGAATGTGTACTGGTCAACAGCACGAACCATTTGGAGAGGAACGTATGGGCAATAGAACAAACCAGCGTCATACGGACTTGTACCTTTGTAACCAATTGTAACCAACTCTTGGTTACTTGTGTAGCCACCAAAGTATGGGTCAATGTATACCTTGATACGACCATGTAACATACCAGCAAATGTATTGCCTGTATCGTCAACTTGGAGGTCAGCTTGAAGAGCAGGAGTATACTGAAGTACACCAGCCATAGCCATTGCAGATGCTACGTCTGAAGATACAATCAATACGTTACCTTTTCCACGGCGAGTCTGCTTAGCAATTACGTTAGCATCACGCTCGATTTGGAAAATCAAACCTTTGAAACGCTCAACTGACCAACGACCGTTAGAGTCTGTATCTAAGTCAAAATAACCAGCGGTAGTTGTACCATACTGAGCACCAGGAACGGCACAGGTGTAGATTGTACGAATAACTTCACGGTTGATTTCAGCCAAGATTTCTGTAGACAGAATGTTTGACAATTCTGTTTCAGCGTCAAGACCATGGATTGCTTTCAAATCTTGAGCAAGTTCTAAACTGTATTCAGCTTTCAAAGCACGGCTTTGAGCAGTTACAGTAACTTTCTCAATAGAGAAGGCCATTTGTTGGAACACACGGCTGTCATCATTAATACCTAAAAATTCAGCGTTAGCTGTAGGCATTCCGATACCAGAGGTAGTTGTATTACCTGTTGGGTTTTGGAATTGATTAGCGATGTCAGTTGCACGGGTACCTTTGAAACCATATGGGTTATTCTCAGAGAATGTACCAGAGAATGCTGTGTTGGCTTCGTTGAAGAATGCCTCAGAACCATTTTGGTCTGTGTAACGAGCACGCATTGCAAAAATCAAACCTGTAGGACCTGTCATTGGCTGAACACCAGCAACGTCATAAGCGATTAGATTAGGCAAAGCACGGCGTACCAAAGAGATCAAAATTGGATCAAAGTTTTGAACACCAGAACCAGTAACGTTGGTTGCACCAGCGCTATAAGTTGTTTCGTTCAAAGCTTGACGGTCTTGAGCCATAGCTTGTTGTTGGTTCTCCAAAACAAGAGCTGTAACTGAGCGCTTGTATGGGTCTGTGATGGCTTCTAATTCTGGATGCTCCAGAACTGGCTGCCATTTTTTTTGTAGTTCTTCTGTCAAATACATTTTATTATCCTTTTGTATGTATTAAAGCTAATTACTTAGCCAGAGTTTGTGAAATTGCTTTTGTGTAAACTTCCATTGAAGGATCAGCGTAAACTTGTTTCTTTTCTTCTTCAACTAGAACTTCATCAAGAGCTGAATTGTCTGCAACTACGACATCTGCTTTAAAATATGATTCTTTTAAAACATCAACCTTAGCTACAAATTCTTCCTCAGTAGTGAATTCCACACCCTCTGCGAGCGATTTTAATTTTTCTACTTGAGTTTGAGTCAGGCCTTCACACGCTGTGTAGATAGCCTCAATTTTTTTCTGTTCGTTCAAAGACTTTGTGAGTTCAATGCCACGAGCAATTTGTTCGTTCAAAGCATCTTCTAGTTCTTCCACTTTAGAAGTAAGTTCTTCTACAACTTGAACTTTTTCTTCAGGGATATCGATGTAATGCTCTTCAAACAAACCTTTAAGTCCTGTAATAAAGTCTTCCACAATTTCAGCACGGAGACCTTTTTCGATTGCCAGAGCGTTTTCTTTCATCCACTCCTCAACCATGTAGTTTAGATAGTCATCAACCTTAGCAGCCAAATCTTCTTTAATTTCTTCTACAGCAGTTTCAAACTGTTCTTGTAGAGCAACTTCGGCTTCAGCAATAACTTCTTCAGCACGAGCAATAACGGCAGCTTCAAAAATTGTAGAAGCTTTGGTTACAAATTCTTCGGATAGGTTTTCGCCACCTAAAAGAGCATCTAAATCTTCTTTCATTTTTTCTTTCTTAAGCATTTTCTTAATCATTGCTTTGTCTTGAACAACATCTTCGTGGCCTTCTTCTTTTTCTTCCTCAACTAAGTCGCCTTCTACTTCAGCTTCTTCGCCATAAGATTGGAATGTGGCACCTTTGTTTGCTTGCATAGTTTGTTTTGGCTTTGTACCAGGTTTACGGTCACGAATAGTTTCGTAAGAATCTTCACCACCTTGAACATCAGGCTGGTCACCATTCTTATCGTTTTGTGGTTGTGATGCCAATTTTTTCATTGGCTCAGAACCTACTGGAGGTGTAGCACCTGGAGCCGTTGCTGTTGGTGCGCCTTTTGTGTAATCAGGTAATTCATCTTTTGTAGAGTTTGGTGAATCACCAATCTTACCAGCGTCTTTCATGCCGTAACCAACAGAAGTTGGTAACTTGGATGGACCATTTTGGCCAGAGCGCTTAGATGAAATGTTTGAATCAAACGTTTCTTTGGAACCTTCACCAACTAGAACTTGCTTAGCGGCTTCGGACAGATTAAATTTTGCCATTTTAAAAATCTCCTTGATTTATATTGGATATTTATATTTAAAGTTTTTTCATGAAGTTTTCAAAAATGTGCAGACTTACTTCTTCAATCTCACGGCGTGAAGCCTGACGAATCTGTTGAATCGCCTGAGATTGGTCTTGTTCTGTCCATACACCATTGACTAACATCCATTCTTTACCTTCCATGATACCTTGTACAAACGCACCAGGTGCAGAAGGATCTGCTACAATATCTGCCGCTGTGGCTAGATAGAAATCGGGCTGAACAACATTAACACCGTTAACGTTTTTCAATGAGCCCATACCTCTTGATGACACACCTAATTGAGCGCCACCTTCGATAAGGCTTCTGGCAATCAATCCCATTGGTGTATCTAAAATCTTTGCTTTACCAACCCATACATTACCATCTTCTTTTAGAGAAGTAATCATATGTGATACACGATCCAAATTAATGGATGGTGTTTCTGGATGGCCTAATTCACCAAAAGCACGATGCTTATTGATGTATTCTTCTGTGTAACGGTCTACTTCTTTTCTAAGAGT